CGCCCTGGCGGCGAAGCCCGGCCGCCCCGCCCGCGAGCCCGGCGCACCGCGCACGCCGCGCACGCCGCGCGAGGGCACCAAGCAGCAGGCGGTGCTGGCCCTGCTCCGCCGCGAGGACGGCGCCACCGTGGCCCAGATCGCCGAAGCCACCGGGTGGGCCAGCCACACGGTCAGGGGCTTCCTGGCCGGGCTGAAGAAGAAGGGCATCGAGGTCACCGCCCTGGAGCGGGTCCGCATGGTCGGGCCCAACCGCGAGGGCGCCAAGGGCTCCTACACGCGATACGCCGTCAGCGCCTGACGCCACCGGCGCCAGGTCACTCCACCGCGCGCCCGGGCACCCACCCGGGCGCGTTCTCGTCTTGGCTCATCGCCGCCACCAGCGCGAATGGTCCCGTCGCGCGTCGGCGATCGGCCCCGCGCGAGACACAGGAGCCCAAGATGAACCTCCCGCCCCGCAAGGTGGTGCAGATCGCCGCCACCGCCGACATCCAGTTCAGCGACGGCGAATACGCGCTGCACCGCCTCTACGCCCTGTGCGACGACGGCACGATCTGGCTGCGCGTCGGCACGCCCGGCACCCCCTGGCACCGGATCGAGGCCCCACCCGCCACCGGGGACGGGGACGACGCCGCCGATATGGCTGTCGTCAAAGTGATGTAAGCCCGGATTTCCCCGATGACTTCGATGCCTATGGCTAGAATCGTCGAAATTGCATCATATTTCCAGTGGCTTGAAGCTTCAGCGTCAGCGATACGCATGGTGGGAAGGAAGGCAGCGCCTACAACGGCCCGCGTGTCGGATTCACCGTGACCAACATGACCCGCGCGGCCGAGCGGGTGGTCGCTTTCTACAATCGCGCGGCAGCGCGGAGCAGCAAATCAAGGAAGGCAAGAACGCGGTCACCTGGACGCGGCTGCCCTGCACGCGGTGCGTCGCCAATGTCGTGCGGCTGCAGCTGCACGCGCTGGCCTACAACCTGGCGAACTTCCTGCGCACCCTGGCGCTGCCGGACGAGGTCAATCATTGGTCGCTGACCACGCTGCGCGACACATAGTCAAGATCGGCGCCAGGATCGTCCGGCACGGCTGCTCGATTGCCTTCCAGATGGGCGAGGTCATGGTGCCGCGTGCGCTGTTCCGGCAGATCCTTGCGGCGATCGCGGTGCTGCGTCCAGTGCCGCCGCCGGTTCGATGTTGAGCGTCGCTGGCCGCATCGGTTACGCAGGCCGGCGGCAGGAGAGCCGTGTGCAGATCTCGACCGGAGACGCCTGCTTTCCGCTCCGACGGCGACCACCAACCGGTCATACCCGGTGCCCGCGTCACCCAGGCCCCGTCACCATTGCAAGAACCGCCGGATTGCCGATACGCTCGCCGCTTGATTGCCGGATCGGCTGGTCATGAGGGGAATGTCGGCTAAGCAAAGAACTGCGGGGGTAGACGATGACCGTGCCTATCATGCTCTACAAAAAGGCGTTGTTCGGCTTCTGCACGGAGCATGTGGAGGTCCGGCGGCAGAACCATGCACCCGGCGGCGTCGATGGCGTCGATCAGGACGTCCAGTTCCGGCTTGGCGCCGACAACTCGCCCCTTGGCATGCAGGACCGGCGACACGGCATCTGCTGCGGCATTACTATCGCCTGGATGGTGGGCTTCGCGCATCAGCGTTCGGAAGCGACCAGCATCGACCAGTTTCCCGCTTATTTCCGCGACGTGCTTCGCTTCCAGGGCGCCTATCTGAAGGACATGAAGGGCAACATCGGCGGGATCGACGAGCTGGGCCAGAAGTACGTTCATGATTGCGTAAAGATCAGTGAGGTGAAGAATGTCGCCCCCCTGGCGCTGCTGGCTGCTTTCCCATCGAATGCGACGCCGGTCTGGACAGGCTATCTCGGGGCATACCACCACGCGATCGGGTTCGGTTACGCGAGATACCGCTACTACATCATGGAGCCGAATGCCGGCCTCTACATCTACCAGAACAAGCGGCGGTTCGAGGATGACTTCAAGGGCCTGATCGAGGCCCGCCGCGCCAGCAAGAACGCTGCGATGCCCGGCCAGGTCAGCGCGTGGTTCTACCGCAAGAAGTGATGGCGCCGGGCCCTTCGGTGCCCCTTTGAAAATACCGGCCGACAGGCCATGCCGAAACCTGGCATGGAATGCGGGGCAAGATGAACCGCGTTGATCCCCAGCGATACTTCACCGACCTGCTGACCCGCATGGTCAACGGCTGGCCCAATAACCGCATCGACGAGTTCATGCCCTAGTGTTGGACTGAAAATAATACCAACCCCTACTGAACCTCGCCGGGTTTGCTGGAGGCTCTAAGTCCTGAGAGGCTGGAGCGATGACGAGCAAGACGACGAGCAAGTTTTCGCCTGAGGTGCGTGAACGGGCGGTTTGGATGGTGCTGGAGCACGAGGCGCAGCACCCATTGCGCTGGGCGACGATCCTTTCGATTGAGGCCGAAATCGGCTGCTCGGACCAGATGCTGAACGAATGGGTGAAACAGGTTTATACCAACTCCCACGGCTCAGTACTGCTGCGCCCAATCACGCATTCCGAGTGAGATAATGCGTCGTAAGAAATGGATAGGGGTAACTTACAATTGAGTTATTGGTGCCAGTTGCCTCAGTGATAGAATGCGCAACTGCCAATGACGGCGGTCAGCCACCGGAGAGGCGCTGGCGCGCAGCTTCGCGGCTCCCGGTGGCGGGTATTAGGCAGGAAGCCCCGCCAAGCCCATAGGGCGGCATGCCCGAATAGATCGCTTCGTACTGGCCCGCTTTGACCACGTAGGTCTCGTGCCAGATACCGACATCCTCGCGGCCCTTTCGGGCAGCCTTGTTGAAGGCGACCCAGGCAGGCCAGTGCAGCCGATTGTGGTCGCGGGCGTATGCTTCCAGATGGTCGAAGCTGCGCCAGTACTGGACGATCGCAACCAGGCCAAGGGCGCTGTGACCAAGGAAGCCGGTTTCGGGCCCGGATTTTTCCAACTCTTTCAGCATGCGCGGCATGGCCATGAAAACGGGCCACCAGCGATGGATCTTCCACGGCTTGTTGATGCGCATCCCAATGAGAAAGACGACGAAGTCGCCATCAATTTCGGCAGACATGCGATCAGGCAGGATGCGGGCCATGGGGCGTCTTTCCACGCTATGGTATGCGTTCGGATGCGCGGACGCGCCCCTGGTGGAGGGCCAATCCAGGCTCACGCGCAAGAGCGTAAGAGAGGGCTCTCGGTGTTTGCAACCGTATCAGCAGCAGGATGGCAATATCCGCCAGCGAGGGCCAGCACTCCACCTTAGGGCGCGACACGGCGTTTGACGATGCCGCACTGACCGCCGCCGGTGCCGCCCTGGCCGGCATGGGGCTGGGCGGCTGGCTGGTGCGCCTCGAGGGCGACTACTGGGCGCGCCGGACGCCGGTGGTGCTCACCATGATCCAGCCCTTGGCTCACGCCACCGACGCCGACTGGCGCGCCGCCGTTGCCGCGTTCGACGCCATGCGCATGGCGGCCACGTCGTCGAAGGTCCGGTCCTCGCCGTCGAGGATGGCGGGCTCGCCGGTGAATGCCTGCCAACGCAGCAGTGCGACGTCGCAGTAGTCCGGCGTGATTTCCATCGCCAGGCACACCCGCCCTGACGTCTGGGCGGCGATGATGGTGCTGCCGCTGCCGCAGAACGGCTCGTAGACCAGATCGCCGGCTACGCTGTTGTTCAGCATCGGCCGGCGCATCACCTCCACCGGCTTCTGGGTGCCGTGCACCGTGGCCGCGTCCTCATCGCCACTGGCGGTGGCCACCGACCACAGCGTCGTCTGGTCCCGTGCCCCCTGCCAGTGGCCGGTCTTGCCGTCGCGCACGGCATAGAAGCAGTTGTGAGTGACAAGCCCATCCGCCACGTAGTGCAGGTCCTTGTCGACATCCAGCGAATAGACCAGACCGCCAAATGGAGCTGCGTCATTTCCGGTCACGGTGACCCATTCGAAGTTGTCGCCCGCTGCTGGCATCGGGATCTGCATGATCTTTGCGTGCAAATTGCAGGCTCGAACAAGCCGAGTTGCCCGCCGAGAAAACATCAGCGGGTCGTGTGACGCAATGAAGGGATGATCCCGCTCAAGACGATGATCACGAAGCAGGAGTGTGGCGCGCGCTGCAAGACCACTCAGATTGAGGCTCGCGTAGATGCCGGCAATCATCTCCAGAGACCTTACGCGTTCGGGCGCATCGGCCCAACCATCGACCTCCCAATGAGTCGTCGGGATGCCGTATTTGCACGACAGTACCTGTTCCGCACATTGTGCTTGGACGGCGTTGTCATGGACCGAGACGATCCAGGCTTCTTCGGCTTTGTTATCTGCGAGGCGTGTAGCCAGCCCGAAACCACGCGAGTTGAACAGCCGCACACGTCCGACGCGCCACCATTCCCCACGGCGCATGAGGTAAACCACCTGCTTATCCACGGCATCCGGGTTCAAGCGTGCCGAGAAACGGTGTTCGGGGGTTGCCCGAGTGACCCGTCCGGCAGCCGAGATCGTGTGCATGAACCCGTCAAACTGGCGCTCACCAAATCGAGTGATTTGCCGGCCGCGCCGGCGAACAACGCTCTCGAAGGAATTGTAGGATACGACGCAGTCGCCGGCGCGAAGCGTCTCAATGGGCACCTCGGCGATTCTGGCCGGCTGGGAGCCAGTGCCGCGGTCGACGACCTTCTGAACCATCGTCCCAGCGGGTTGGCACGGCTCGTGCTGCCAGTGGTAGTCGCCGCGGCCGAGCACCAGGCGCGACTTCGCCCAGATGATCTGCGCGCGGATGCCGAAGCCGGCGGCTTCGAGGCTCTCGGCGACGACGCGGGCGTGGCGTCCGGCGTGCCAGATGTAGGCCACGTCACCGGGGAACAGCGCCCAAGCATCGCGCCAATCGGCGCGGTGATCGTTCGGTACATGGCCGACGCGGGCGGTGGCCGACACGCCGGCGGCGTTGCGCCAGGTCGGATCATACTCCACCCCGTACGGCGGGTCGCTCACCAGGAGATGCGGCTTGGCGCCCGCCAGCAGGCGCAGCACATCGGCGGCGCTGGTGGCGTCGCCGCAGAGAAGCCGATGCCGCCCAAGGCACCACAGATCGCCGGGGCGCGTTACCGGCTGGACCGGCGGCTCCGGTGCCGGGGCATCCTCATCCCCGCCATTGTCGCCGCCCAGCCCAGCCTCGGCGAGCAGTGCGTCGAGCGCCGCCTGGTCGAAGCCGAGCAGCGCCAAGTCGAAGCCGTCCTCGCGGATGCGGGCGAGTTCGGCGGCCAGCAGCGCCTCGTCCCAGCCCGAGTTGAGCGCGATCTGGTTGTCGGCGAGCCGCAGCGCCCGGGCCTGCGCCTCCGTCAGATGCGCCAGCCGGATCGCCGGCACGGACGCCAGTCCCAGCCGCTTGGCGGCCAGCACACGGCCGTGGCCCGCGACCAGGACGCCCGCGGCATCAACCAGCACCGGGTTCACGAAGCCGAACTCGGCAATCGACGCCGCGATCTGCGCCACCTGGGCATCCGAGTGGGTGCGGGCATTGGCGGCATACGGCACCAGCGATGCCACCGGCACGGACACCACGGCGAGGTCAGGCTGCATCGGCGGCCTCCATCACCTGAGTGCGTTCCGCGGCCACCGCGTCATAGTCCCGGCCGTCGCCATCGAGGGTGACCGGCAGGTCTGCATGGTTCTGCCGCCAGCGGGCGATCGCCAGGTCGACATAGGCTGGCGCCAGTTCGATCGCCCGGACGCGCCGTCCAGTGCGTTGCCCAGCCAGCAACGTCGTGCCGGAGCCGCAGAACGGCTCGAACACCACGTCCCCCTCCTGGGTGAACGCCCGCATCAGGAACTCGGGAAGCTTCACCGGGAACACCGCGGGATGCTCGGTCTCGATGCCGCGCGCCTTGTGCCGGGTGATCCGCAGTACGTTGTCCGGGATGCGCGTCTCCTGCACGCCCTGGCCGGCATGCTGCCAGTCGGTGACCGTGCCGTCCTTGTTGCGCAGTCCACCGTGACTGCCGTTCACATGCCCGGCCCAGCGGCAGGGGATGATCTTGTTGGCTTGCCGTGCCTGCCGGTTGAAGTGGAAGACGAACTCGAAGCTCGGCGCGAGCCTGCCGTTCCAGTCGCCAGGCAGGCCAGGCCCCTGGTCCCAGACGTAGAGGCCGAACCGGCGCCAGCCCTGGGCGCGCATCCAGTCGAGCCAGCCGTTCCAATAGGGCTGCCACTCGCTGTCGCGGTGGATCATGCCGAGATTCACCAGCACCTGGGCGTCCTGCGCCAGCGCCTGGTCGAGATGGGCAGAGACACCCTGCATCAGCACATCCCAATCCGCCACACCGCCGGTGGTGTAGTCGCGCTGGTTGCCATAGGGCGGGGAGGTGAACAGCAGTGCGGCGCGGTCACCACGCATCAGGCGAGCAATGGTGGCCGGGTCGGTGCTGTCGCCGCAGGCCAGCCGATGGTCGCCGAGGCACCATACATCACCGACGCGGGCGACGGCCTGGCGCGGCGGCTCCGGCTCGGCGTCGGCGGGATCGTCGGCCTCGGTCTCCTCACCGGCCTCCGCCTGCTCGCCCTGACTATCGGTATTGACGTCTTCCGGCTCGTCCCGCGCATCGCCATCGGTGACGGCCTCGTCCGCGGCGGCCAGGATCGCGCCGATCTCCTCCTGCGAGAACCCGATGGCCAGGAGATCGACCTCGCCCGCCTGCTGCAGCCCAGCCAACGCATCGCGCAGCAGCGCCTGGTCCCAGGTGGCGTTCTCTGCGATCCGATTGTCGGCAAGCCGCAAGGCGTCCCTTTGCGCCGGCGACAGGTGCTTCAGGACGATCACCGGCACCTTGGCGATGCCCAGCGCCTGTGCCGCCTCGAGCCGGCCGTGCCCAGCGATCAGCACCCCGTCCTCGTCCACCAGCAGCGGGTTGGTGAACCCGAAGGCGAGCATGCTGGCTTTGATCTGCTCGATCTGCTCGGCCGAGTGCAGCCGGGCATTGCCGGCGTGCGCGCGCAGTTCCCCCACCGGACGCAGCACGATCTTCGCGGCCATCCATGGGAGGGACATCGGCGGCATCCGGATTTGGAGAGGTGGTGCTGCGCACCGCGAACCAAAATTGAGACCTGGCGCTAGGGGTCTATCGCGCTCCTGCCCCCCGCATCGATCCGACCCAGGAAGGAACCATGGGATCGATGCAGGTTGGGTAGGCTCGAAGCCGTGAGGGCCGCTGGCCCTTCATCGGCGAATGTCCAAACAATACCGAAACCGGATTCCGCTGGGGAGTGCGAAGATGTAGCGTTCGTGCAGTTTCAGGAGTTCGACAGCACGCGGCGGACCACTCTTTCTATTGCGCGCTTTGTTTGCCATTCCGACAGGACTGTCGGCCACTCTGGAGGCTTTCGCCAACCTTGGCCCCAATCGCTGTCGAGCAGATGATCAAGTGCATCGCATGCTCCCAGCTCCTGGTCATCGAGTTCGTAAAGCCCTTCAGCGGCGAGCCGCAACTTTATGGTCAGTGGATAAGCAAACGCGGCGATGACAAGATGCTCCGCAGGTTTCCAGTTTTGGCTTAACTCAGGTTTGTCTCCGCGATGCGCGAACGAACTCCGTGCTTCGTACAGCTCTTTCATCCATTTGCGGCGAATTGGCCAAGTCTGCTGTGCGAAGGCGAAATCCGGCCTGTAATCGGGACGAATGCGTCTAGCAGCGGCAATCGTCTTGCTACAATTCGATGGCCACATGGTCGCAAAAGCCTCTGCGGTTGTGTGAGCGTTCCCTTTTTGCGGGTTAAGCAAGCGCTCGAAGGCCATGGCCGAAAGCATGATACAGCTTTCCCACCCGAGTTCCGGCGTCTCCGCGTGGCCGAGTAGAAACAACTCCAATGAGGAAGCAATAGGGCTCCAAGCCGGAGAGTTTGTTCTCTTCGCGCGAGCAAGTGCCTTCGCCAGACGCAAGCCGATGGTCTTGCAGTCTGTGCCCTCAATCTGCATTGGTTCCTGGAAGCGTACGTCGCTGAATTTCAGACCGCCGATTCTCAATCCAGACCCGCGGCGCGGGATAAGGAGGGATATGCCGTCCGACCCGTTCACAATGCCCTGGCCAAACAAGCGGAACATCGTTGCGTTGAGATGCGGACTGACGTGGCCCTCAAGAAAGCGTTGCTCAGAAAGGCAGGACAGTGCGAGTAGTTCGACCGCGCTGCGAGCGTCGCCCCAGAGCCGATCTGGAATGTCCCACGATCTTGCATGTCGGCTTCTGAGCACGACAGTGCAGCTTTCGATCGGCTTACCTCGGCGATCGATGTAACACCGCAGCACCTTGCTCACGGTTTCGGCGATCTCGAGTCCGACCACGGGCGCCGTATCCGCGACACGGATTGGCGAAAAGCGGAACCCCCCAACGAGGACGGGGTGCGGGATCGTCACCCACGGGAGGAAAAGGATTCGTCCCATCGGTGGCGCGTAGTTTTCGTTCTGACTGGGATAGGGCATTGCACTTGCTATCGTATCGGAACAATCGGCAACGCTCTATGGCATTGAGCGAAGCCTTAGCTTATCCGGCTTTTGACCTTTCGCGTTGCGATGCCAAGCCATAGTGAGCTGCCAGGACGCCTAGGGACACCACCAGCATGCCCTGGGCCTGGGCATGCCCGATGATACGGCCACCCCAGCCGTGGCGACGCGCCCATTCGGTGATCGAGAATTCCAGGCCGACGACGTGCCAGACGCAGGATGCCCCGGCGCTGTCGAAGCCGCCCAGTGCTTCCATGGCCTCGGCCACCCGTCGCCGGCCGGAGTGCTGCTGCTCGGTGACAGTGTCTCCACTGCCGCCCGGCATCTTGAGCAGCGACATACCCCGCAGGGGGTCGAGGGCGGCGGCACGGAAGTGCCGGCGGAACAGCGCCCCCGCGTCGTGCATCTCGGCGGTGATGGTGCCATTGCCCAGCATGGTGCCGAGGGTGTCGATGGCATAGCGGTGCGCCCGCGGCACGCCGCTCTCGGGGTCGGGTTCACGAACCGGCTCGGAGAACGAGCCATGCTGCAGGCGCCACTGCGATGGCTTGGACAGGTCCTCCAGGACGACCGGGGACTTCCGGCGGTTCTTCTTAGCGGCCATCGGTGTGTCCCTCCTTGCGACGCCCCCAGCGGCGGGTGGCTTCGTTGGTAATCGCCTGGCGCAGCCAGGGATCGGTGATGTCCTGGATGGGCAGGGCCGCGACGCCATGGCGGTGCCAGGCGGCCGCGCGCATGGCCTCGAGGTCTACGATGCTGGTGGGGCTGCCAGCCCGATCCAGGCTGGACCGAGGCGGGCGGGGTGCGCCAGGGATGCTCACGACCGCACCCCGGGATGCCGCCCTTGAAGAGTAGTGACGTGTGGGCGGGTGGAGGGGGTGTAGAGGGTTGATATAATTATATAATTTTTATATATACTACTATTCAACTCTTCAAACGGGCTTCTCCCGCACGTACCCCTCCGTCCGCGATATGCGCGCGCGTGAAGAGTTGAAAAGTAGTGGTTGGTAGCGTTTTCAGACACTTGCGCATGCCCTCTCTTCAATCTCAGCCAACTCTTCAAGGTCCGGCACTGCCGACAGCCACCCTGTGGCCGGGCCCTTCACGCCTGGCACCTCGACGAGGGCGATCTGCCGGCTCTCCAGCAGCAGGGTCACCGCCTCCTCGCGCTCGTGCCGGGTGAGGAACTGGGTCTTTCGTGCGAAGTCACTGCGGCTAATCCGCCCTGCGGCACGGATCACCTCGAGCACTTTCTTCACGCGGCTCTCCGCCGGGGTGTCGGCGACGCGTCGATCGGCTTCCCGCAGCATGGTCGCAATGCAGTGCTCCACCAGGCGCGCTGCCCAGGTGACGTCGTGCGCCTCGGTGACAGGCCGCGCCGGGTTGCGACTGACGGCGGCCAGCAGAGCCAGTTTCGCGGTATTCTCGGCTTGGCGTCCGAATAGCGCTGTGGCCGGAGTGCCACGGTGGGCGCGGAGTTTTTCCGTCGCCTCCCGTCGCACCGCCGCCATTGCGGTCTCGGCTCCTGGTGTCAGGGGCACCGTGTAGGGCTTGATGGCGGCGTTCGCCTCCATGATCGAAGCGAGGTTCCCGCCGTAGTCATGATCCACGGCGCCCGCGGCGATGGCTTGGAGCGCGGAGATCAGTTCAGCAGGAGGCTCCAACCCGGCCGGCGTCTCATTGCGCTCTGGGTAGTCGTCCTCCGTCAGGAACACCAGGAAGCGGGCGAGCGAGCCATCGGCCAGGGCGCCGCCTTCGAGAGCCGTCCAGAACGGACCAGGGACGGTCACACCCCACAGGCAGGCGCATGGCTGCTCGATCGTGACCCGCGGCCGCTTGCCCTGGTCGGCATACTCGGTGCCGATATAGGGCTCAGCCGCTGAGGTGTAGAGCTTGGTGAGCTCGGACCAGATCGCTGCCTTGTGGAACGGCGCACGTGGCGCCAGCACGAGCTTCAGGAACTGGCCAAACTCGTCGAGCTGGAACAGCCGTGCTGGATGCAGCTGCAAGGACGACAGCAGCCCTGCCGAGGAGGCAAGGTCCTCGCCGCCGAGGTAGCGTTCCAGGTGGGCGGCCAGCAGCACGCGCTTCGTGCAGCGCCGGGCATGATCCTTTCCGCCTCCGCTGTCGGCGATGCCCACGGCATAGAGGTTGCTGCGCAGATCCGTCGGCGTGCAGTAGCGGCGGCCGGCCAGGGTGCCGACCAGGCAGAGCGCGGCGCCCAGAGCGAGGAAGGGCTGCGGGCTGACGGCCGTGGCCGTGGCGTAGTCCACGAACAGCTTCAGCGCGCCATCCACCGCCAGCAACTCGGGTGGAACGCGGTAGGGGAGGGGCTTGTCGGGTTGCTGCGTGCTGTGTGCCAGCCTCTTCAGAAAGGCGGACGCTGGGTGTGCATCCTTTGCCCTCTCGGCGGCGTCGCCATTCAGCGTGACCTCGGGCGGCGGCACCCAACCACGATCGATGGCCAGGCCATAGATCTTGCCAGCGCCGACGCTGTGCGGTCGCAGTGTGGCCCAGCGACGCTCTGCAGTGTCAGGTCTCCCGGATTGGCCGGACTTGGCGGACTGCCGCGACCAGTCGAGCCAGAGCTGCCGCCCGTCCTCGCCGAGGGCCGCCTTGATGGCGTTGCCAATGGTGATCCAGGAATGCCCATCGAGATCGTCGTTCGGGATCCAGGCGAGCGCCGCGGCGACGGCGTCATAGGTGCCACGGGGATCGGACGGCCCACTCCAGGTGGACGGACTGGCGGGCCCCGCCAGCGTGGCAGGCTTCAGAGTATCGGGAAGGGCCGCATAGGCCGCGTCGAGCCAAGCCAGCACCTGTTCCTCCGTGACCACCGGCAGGGCCTCCCAGGCCCGCTCCAGCGGGTTCTCGTCGGGCCAGGAATACGGTTGCCCGGTCCCAGGATGAACGGCGTAGGCGACGAACTGCTGGCCGTGGGCGAGCACTTCGAGCGGGGCCCGCTTGCGCCCGGCGAAGGGCGTGTCCGTGCGGTAGAGCAGCAGCCGCTTCGGCGCCTGGCCAATGCGCAGGAAGGGTGTCGCCCCCAGGTGCTGGGTGGCGAGGTCGGTGAGGGCGTGCGCGATCGCGGCGTCCGGCACGTCGATGTCGAGCGCCACGACGCCCCCGGTGGCGATGCCGATGCCGCAGCCCGGCCAGGTCGACCAGATCGCGACCTCGTCGAGCGTAGTGGCGCGGTCGGCGTGCCTCGTCCACCCAGTGTAGGGGAGCCAGCGACCCTGGGTGAACCGACCCGGCACCTTGCTCCCCGGCATGATGGGGATCACGGGATACCCGTTGTCCACCAGTTGGGCGCCGTGGCTGGCCATGAAGTTCTGCAGGCTCATCCCGGCAGGCCCTGCACCTTGGCGGCCGCTGTGTTGACGCCGATCTGCTGGTCGATCAGCGCATCGACATAGGTGCCGCAGATCGTTTCCACGAAGCTGACCCACTCCGCGGGCGTCCAGCGCGCCATGTCGGTGCGGCCCAGGGCATCGATGAACTCCCCCGCCGCGTCGCCGGCGCGGCGCATGGCGGCGAGTTCGAACTCGTTCGGGTCAACCACACGTCGCTCCCTTCGGATCTCGAGACAGACCCGCGAGCACGTCGGCATCGTCCAGTGCATCCGTAGCGCACGCTCGCGCCTGAACCAGTCCCAGTGGCGGGCAGGGCGTAGGCAGGTGCGGCATCTCATTCACCCGACGTCATCCGCCATCGACGCATTCTTCTCGATCGCTTTGCGCACGGCATAGGCAGCACGGCGCTTCGCATTAATCTCATCGCGATGAGCAGCGTAGTTCGCGCGCTTTGCTACTCGTTGCCGCGCCCGCTCCTCCTCCGCATGAACCTCGCGGTAACGCCTGGTCCTGGCTCGAGCGAGCTCTCTCACGCGATCGGCATTTCGTTGGCGATACTCTTTCTCTCGTTGCCGAGCCACGAGCAGGTCCTTCTCCCGTGAAAGAACGCGTTTCGCGATCGCCGCTCCAGGATCACGCGCGGCGCTTGCCCGGCTGTACTCCCTTGCTGCAGCGATTCGCTTTTCACGGTTCTTCAAATACTGCGCGCGCTGCCATTCCCGAACTTTTTCAGGATTTCTAGCGCGCCACTGCTGATTGCGTTCCTTGGCTTTCCTCTTGCGCGCTTCTGCTTTCTCCTCCTCCGTCATCGGTGGGGGGGCTTCTGGCGCCAGCGCGGGAGGGCGCCTCCATGGTGCGTTCATCACTCAAACCTCATGCTGATGATCTCGGTGTACTGGCCGACGGGCCGCACTTGGATGGCGGTTGGAGCGCGCAGCGCCTCCAGGTGCTGCAACGCCTGTTCAACGGATGCCGGCGCTGGCACCTGGGGTGCACGGCGCTGCCACCATCCAACGGCTTTCTCGCGCGGGAAGCCGGTGTGCTCGAAGCACACCCACTCGCTGTGGCGGGCGAGGCCGCAATCGTAAGTGACCCGCAGTGAGGCCGGCTTGCCCGACTTTTCGTGGCGGCTGTAGGTGACGCCAGTGACGTCACACCAACTGGCTTGGATCTGCGTGGAGAGCAGCGCATTGGACGCCGCTTCTGCCGACACCTTCACTACCGGCGGAGGGAACTCGTGATCGCACTCGATGCACTGCCGCGCGCTGGCGTGGTTGATCGTCTGGCATTCAGGGCAGACCTTGATGGGCGCATCGCCGCCACCCGCGGGTTCCTTCTTCCGTCCGTCCACCATGTCGATCGGGCCGTGGCGGGCGGTGTTGCCAGCGAAGTCCAGGACCAAGCAGTCCTCCTTGCCCTCGGCGAGGCGGGTGCCGCGGCCGACCATCTGGACATAGAGGCCGACGCTCTTGGTGGGCCGCAGCAGGGCGATGAGATCCACGCCAGGGGCATCGAAGCCGGTGGTCAGCACGTTGGCGTTGGTGACGCAGCGCAGCCGCCCGGCCTTGAACGCTGCGAGAATGCGATCGCGCTCGGGCCCTGGGGTGTCGCCGGTGACGGTTTCGCAGGAGATGCCATGCTCGCGGATGGCCTCGGCGACGTGGCGTGCATGGGCGACGCCGGAGCAGAACACCAGCCATGAGCCGCGATCCTGGCCGTACTGGACGATCTCTGCGACCGCCGCCTGCGTCACCTCGTCGCGGTCGACGGCGGCCTCGAGGTCCTTGGCGATGAACTCGCCGCCACGGCTGCCGACACCGGCGACGTCGAGCTGGGTGTCGGTCTGCTTGGGGACGACCGGCGAGAGATATCCCTGCTGGATCATGTCCAGCACCGGCACCTCGTAGGCGATATCGGTGAACAGCCGATCCTTCCCCTCGTGCAGCATCCCGCTATCGAGGCGGTAGGGTGTGGCGGTGAAGCCGACGACCTTGAGCAGGCCGGCGTTGACCTCGTTCAGCTGGGCCAGGAAGGAGCGATACATGCCGCTGTCGCCGCGCCCCAGCAGGTGCGCCTCATCGATCAGCACCAGGTCACACCGCTGCACCTTGTAGGCATGGCGGTGGATGGACTGGATGCCGGCAAACAGGATCTGCGCACGGATGTCGCGCCGGGAGAGGCCTGCGGAGTAGATGCCGGCCGGCGCCTCGGGCCAGGCGCGCATCAGCGCCAGGAAGTTCTGCTGGATCAGCTCCTTGACGTGGGTGAGGACCAGCACCCGCGTGTCCTGATAGTTCTCGATGGCCTCGCGGATGAAGCCGGCGATGACCACGGACTTACCGGTCCCCGTCGGCATGACGACCAGTGGGTTGCCAGTGTGCTCGGCGAAGTAGCCATAGAGCGCGTCGATCGCCGCGCGCTGATAGGGGCGAAGGGAGAGGGTCATGCTGACACCCCATCTCGCCATTCTGCGCCGTCCGGCATGCGGTAGCTGACCCAGTCCTCTCCGGCATCGATCTGCTGGCCGCGGACAAGGTCAGGGATCAACAAGTGGGCGGCGCAACCGCGTCGCTGGTCGTCCAGCGACAGCAGGCAGGTGTGCCGGACGCAGTGCCACGCACCGTCTGCCACCGGTGTGCTGTGCAGGCAGGAGCGGCAATGGCGCTCCGGCAGGGCCTCGCCGTGGCAGATGGCGTGATGGTCGCAGAACCGGCACTGCCACCAGGCGGGATCGTCACTGATGCGCGCCGGAGGGCGTGCGGCCAGGATGATGCGCTCCGCCTTGGCCAGCAGGCGGAGGCCAGCCTCGGCGTCGGTGCGCACGCGCTCCTGATAGAGCTCGTCGGTGTTCTTGTTGACGGCCAGATAGAAGGCACGGTCAAGCCCGGCGAGGTGCATGTAGACCTGCATCTGTGCCCAGTGCGCCGGCTTGGAGGCGGCAACGCCGTCCTTCTGCAGCGCGAGGAAGGACTTCTCGCTGTGTGTCTTGAACTCGCAGACATGCCAGGTCTTCGGCGCCTCCGGCAGGCCGATGGCCACCGCGTCCATGCTGCCACCGAAGTGGCCCGTGGCGTCGCGCAACGTCCATTGCCGACCGGTGGCCGGGTCCAGATCGAGCACGGTGACACCGATGCGGCGCAGGTTCGCCACGAAGCGTGCCTCGGCCAGGTGCCCGGTCTCGAACAACCGCAGCAGCCGACCGGTATGGCGTGCCCGGCTTGCCCACCGGAAGCCATACCAGATGGCTCGATCACAGGTTCCCCCGATCACCGACGCGCCGAGATGGGCGCGATACCCATCGGCGCTATCGGCTTCATACGCGGCATAGATCGCCGCGACTGTTGGTTCGGGGGGAGGAGGCAGAGCGACCATCGTCAGCCCGCACGACGCCAGGGCGGGGTGGAGGCAGTCGATGCCGGCGCCTGACGCGGCGGAGGAGGGGCGGTGCGCAACGCGGTCGCCTGCGGCGCGGGGGTGCGCGCGGTGGGAGTGGGCCCAAGCGGCGCATAGCCCTTGATCTTGTTCTGCTTGCGCTGCTCGTGCGGCTGCAGGTGCTTGTCCCGGCTGTCGGCCTCGACCGCAAGCGTGACCTGGAGCGGCCGAAGATGAAGCTGCTCGCTGTCGCTGACCTGGAGTTCCCCTACCGCATGGCAAATCGCAGACAGCGCACGCTGCGCGATCTCCACCGTCTGCTGGTTCGGGTTCACCAGGTTGAGCTGGTCCCAGATCTTGCGACCCTGGTGAGGGCCTTCGAGCACATCGAGCTCGAGCCAGAGCAGCTGGCCATTGCCGGCCTTGGTCGGACGCATCTCGCTCTGCACGATCTGCGCGACGTACCGCCCGGGCGGGAGCAGTTCGAAGGGGGCGGCAGGCTCGACGGTGTTGGCGTCGAAATGCTGATTAAGCTGGGCCATGTCAGTGGACCTCCTCCGCGGCGGGCGCGGTCTCTCCGGTGTAGAAGGGGATGCCCGCGGCGAGCGTCGGCCAGTCGAGGGCCAAGGTGTCGGGCAGGCCGAAGCGGTTCTTAGCGAGGTAGGCTGGCCGCTCGGTGGTGTGCAGTAGGCGGTCGCCGCCGCTCACGCCGCGCACGACCTTCTTGCCGAAGCCGGCATCGGACTTGAGCGTGCTGATGCGGTAGTTGGCGAAGAGCACGGCATCGACATGCTCCTGCACCAGCGCCGCGGCACGGGTATGCAGCTTGGGCTGGTAGCGGTCGTAGGGTTCCGTCTCGGGGCTGTCGAAGCGCTTGATGTCGGCGTGCGCGATCAGGATGACGCCCATGCCGCGCTCATTGCGCAGCAGGTTCAGCCCGTCGAGGAAGCCGCGCCAGGTATCGACCGCGGCGGTGTATCCCTTGCCGAAGCCCGGCTGCTCGATCGACGCCCAGGGGCTGGGCTGGATGGTGCAGGTGTGCTGCCAGATCATCGGCTCCAGCCAGTCGAGGCTGTCGAGCACCACGGTCTGGAAGTCGTGCGGCTGGCCATACAGCACGTCGAGCGCGTCCTGGACGTCGCCATAGCTGCGCAGCACGCCGAAGGTCGCGGCGTCGATGCCACCGAGCCCATCCTCGGTCTGCAGGAACACCGGGTTGGGCGCGGCCGCGGCGAGCTTGGTCTTGCCGACACCGGCGACGCCATAGACCAGGAGCCGGGGCGGCTGGGCTTCCCCACCGCGGCGGAGGGATGCGAGGGAGATCGCCATCACGCGGTCTCCCGGCTCGGCCGCGGCTTGGCCTTGACCACGTCGACGTCGATCTGCCCTCCGGCGCGCGCGACCGCCTCCGTGAAGCTGTCGAGGGTGGGCTCGAAGGCTGCAACGTCCTTGGCCCTGGCCATGGCGTCACCCGCCAGGGGAATGGCGACCTGGATGCGCAACTCGTGCATCACTTCTCTCCCGTCAGCAGGATGCGCAGGACGTTGGTCAGCCGACGGTCGATCTCCTCGAGGTCTGGTGACCCGGCCTCGGGGTTCAGGGCATCAAGGGCCATGCCCGCCTGCCCAGCGGCCTTGATGAGGATGTCGACCAGCATCGGCACGGCTTGATCGCCGGCGTCGCGCACGCGCTGGCCCAGTGGGACGAAGGTGTTCATGGTTCGGTGCTCCTGAGGGTGTAGGTCGGTCGGCCCGTGCCCACGGTGCGGGCCGGTTCGAAGAGGACGCGGATGCGCGGAGGCCAGGCGGCGTAGCGGCTCTCGGGGACGCTCATCTCGACGGCCACGTAGTCGGCGGGGTCCTCGCCCCAGCCGCGCAGGACGGCCACGGCATCGCGCAGCCGGCCTTGGTCCCATTCCGTGCGCTTCGGCAGATCAGCGACGACCTCGAAGTGGCCGACCTGGAACCGCACCCGGCCAGTGTCCTTGCCCTCGATGCGCCGGGTGACAGCGGCCTGGTCGCCGAAGCGGCTGTGCAGCGCAGTGGCGAGCTTGTCGCCGAGCGTCTTGGCATCAGCCTTGAGCGTGGCGACGTCATCGGCGAGCAGGGCGAGGTGCTCGATGGGGAGGGTGACCAGCTGCTGCATGTCCATCGTGCGCAGATCGGCCAGGGTGGTGCGGTTGCTCGTCACGGTGGTTCCTCCGGTGTCGGACACAGATCAGGCGACCTGGCGGGCAATGGGATCGGTGGGCGGGACAGGTCCGAGTTCGGCACCGCGGCGGCGTTCCCGCCGATCGGCGTCGCCATCCGCATCCGCGCGGGCACTGCGCCCGGCCACCTCGAGCCAGACGTGCAGGGGCAGCACCACGAAGGGCGCGGCGCGGTCGCGCCACAGGAACAGGGCGTCGTTGTCCCCGAGCCACCGTTCCAGCGTGCGGAAGCCACTCCCCTCGCCGCGTGCCTTGACCTCGGCCTTCACCGGGGCAGCACCGCGGACGTAGAGATCGACGTCCGCACCATTCCCGCGGTAGTGGCTGGCTCCAGAGAGCGGCACCCGTTCCGCCCGCAGCCCGGACTTGGTGTGGATCTCGACGATGGCGCGCTCGCGGCGCAGCCCCTTGTCGCGCGATGCCTTACCCATGGCGGTTGCTCCGGCGGACGGAGGCAATCTCGGCCAGCAGCCGCTCATCGACAGGACGGCTCGTGACCCGTGCCGCCTCGGCCACCACCGACCAGTAGCGAGCGGGAATGCCGCGGCGCCGCCAGGCCCGGACGGTGACCGCCTCCACGTCCAGGACGGCCGCGAGTTCTGAGGCGCTGGGCCACAGCGCGATGACCTCGGCGAAGCTGCGGGGTGGGACGACAGGGGCAATGCGGTGTCGCGCATCACCACCCGATCCGATCGGGGTGTCGGTGGAGGCTGCCGTCCGGGGGGATGCGCTCGGGCTCATGCGCAACAGATACAGACTGTCGCGCCACACGAACAAGACTTGAAGTATCGGAATTTTAGAGCTACACAAGCGCGCAGAAAGCGCTACATAATGCAACGCATGGAATCTACAGCAGACCGTCTCAAGCGGCTCCGCGAGGAGCAAGGCATTGGAAGTGGTGCGGAATTGGCCCGGATGGCCGGTATCCCAGAAGCCACCTACCGAGCTTACGAGAGTGGCCGGCGCCCGCTGACACCGCGCGCCGCCCGGGAGTTGTCGGGTCCGCTGAACGTCACCTGGCAGGCCCTGCTGTTCGGCAAGGAGGCGCAGGCGCTTGGTGGCGCGGTGACCACGGCCGAGCAGGCATCGGCTCTCCTCGGCCAGCGCACTGCCCGCACGCCGCGGCCGCCGCGGACCCAGTCACCCAGTGAGCTCACGGCCGAGATCGTCAGTATGGGCGGGGACTCTTGGGCCTTGCTGCCCGTCTATGACACGCGCGCCTCAGCGGGGCCCGGTGCCGAGATCGACAGCGAGACGGTGATCTACCGCATCGCCTTCCGCGAGGAATGGGTGCGCTCGGTGACCCAGGCGCCGATGGCGGACCTGGCGGTGATTGCCGTCGATGGTGACTCCATGGAGCCGACGCTGCGCCAGGGCGACACGGTGCTGGTCGACTTCGGGCAGAAACGCCCGCAGCGCAAGGACGGCATCTACGTCATCCGCACAGATGGCGGGCTGCAGGTGAAGCGTCTGCAGTTCGAACTGGCGTCGGCCAGCTTGGCCATCCTGTCCGACAACAAGGCCTACGAGCCGCAGCACGGGGTCAAGCCCGACGATCTGGCGGTTGTCGGCCGGGTCATTTGGCTGGGACGACAAATCGGGTCGTAGCGCCACGCTCGGCGCTGCGGTGATGTAGCGCTACAAATTCGCACTCCCGCGACGGGCGTGGCGATGTGTATCGTCGCGGCATGCACGTCTTGCATCGCCAATCCGGACCCAATCCGCACCTCCCCGAGTGCCTCCAGGAAGTCTGCGCCATCCTGGCGCTGGGCGTCCTGCGGCTGCGCAGCCGCATGGCCGCAGAAAGTGCTGAAAACTCCCCCGAAGGTCGGGAGCGTGGAGACATTCGCCTACACTCCACCGCCCGGCAGCGCCCGTATGCGAACCCCAAGAGAAAGGGAGTCGCATGACCACGTTGATCACCTCTATCCCCAAGGACACGGTCCTGGCGCGGCTGACCGCGCTGCACGCTATGCCCATCGCCCAGCTGAAGCAGCAGTGGCGTGAGCTCTTCGGCAAGGAGCCGCCGCCCTTCAGCCGGACCTACATTCAGAGCCGGTTATCTTACCGCATACAGGAGCTTGCATACGGCGGCCTTAAGCCCGAGACAGTGGCGAAGCTGGAAGCCATCGGCGAGCAGCTCGATGGCGGCAACGCCATCGTCCGCCGCATCCGCCACCAGGATAAGCCGATCGCCGGCACCAGGCTCATCCGCGAATGGAAGGGCGTCGAGCACACCGTCACGGTGCTCGCCAACGGCTATGAGTGGGAGGGGCGCCCCTACCAGTCCCTCTCGGCCGTCGCCCGCGCCATCACCGGGACCCGGTGGAACGGCTTCACCTTCTTCGGCCTCAAGAAACCGCGGGGGCTGGCATGAGCAGGAAGTCTCAGACCGCGACGCCGGTTCGCAAGATCCGCTGCGCCATCTACACCCGCAAGAGCACGGACGAGGGACTCGACAAGGAGTTCAACACGCTGGACGCCCAGCGCGATGCCTGCGCCGCCTACATCGCCAGCCAGCGCCATGAGGGCTGGATCGAAGTCCCGGACTACTACGACGACGGCGGCTACTCCGGCGGCACCCTGGAGCGCCCGGCGCTGAAGCGGCTGCTGACCGACATTGAGGCGGGCAGAGTGAATACTGTCGTTACGTATAAACTGGACCGGCTGTCCAGGTCCCTCATCGACTTCGTGAAGTTGATGGAGACCATGGAAGCCAATAAAGTCACGTTTGTAAGTATTACTCAATCCTTCAATACAACGACCTCGATGGGTCGGCTCACGCTGAACATTCTGCTAAGCTTTGCCCAGTTCGAAAGAGAATTGATTGGCGAGAGAATCCGGGACAAATTCGCTGCCTCACGCGCCCGTGGCATGTGGATGGGCGGCAAGGTGCCGCTCGGCTACCGGGTCGAGGCCCGCAAGCTCCTGGTGGTGGAGAGCGAGGCGCGCCAGGTGCGGGCGATCTTCGAGCGATTCCTGGTTCTGCGGTCGGCCACCAAGCTGGCCCAGGAACTACGGCAGCAGGCCGTCCTGTCCAAGACCGGGATGCCGATCGACAAGGGCTATCTCTACCGGCTTCTGGCCAATCGCACATACCTCGGCGAGGCGGCCCACAAGGGGAAGGTCTATCCCGGCGAACACGAAGCCATTGTGCCACGCGACCTGTGGGACAAGGTGCATGCCGTGCTGCAGGTCAGCCCGCGGGTCAGGTCCAACCAGGCCCGGGCGCAGTCGCCGGCACTGCTGAAGGGACTGATCTTCGGGCTGGACGGGCGGGCGCTGTCGCCCACGCACACGCGGAAGGGCGGCAAGCAGTACCGCTACTACGTCGCACAGGCCGTGCTGAAGGACCAGGAGACGGCGAACCCCGACCTCGTGCGCCGGATCGCCGCGGCGGAGATCGAGCAGGTGGTGCTGGCGCAGGTTCGGGCGTTGGTACGTCAGCCGGAGGTGATCGTGGGCACTTGGCGGGCGGCCCGCGAAGAGGCGCCGGACGTGACCGAGGCCGAGATCCGGGAGGCAATGGAGCACCTGGAGCCGATGTGGGAGGAGTTGTTCCCCGGCGAGCAGGCGCGGTTGGTGCAGTTGCTGGTGGAACGGGTCACGGTCGGGCCAACCGGGGCGGATATCAAGCTGCGGGTCGACGGGCTGTCGAGCCTGGTGCGGGATCTGCGGGGGAGCACAGCCAAGAGGGATGCCGCGTGATGGCCGACACAGTGACGGTGCGGGTGCCGCTGGCCATCCGGAAGCGGGGCGGGCGGAAGGTGGTGGTGTCGCCGGATGGGTCCGTGCTGCCCACCGCGCCGCGGCACATGGCCACCAACGCAGATCCGTCGCTGCTGAAGGCGCTCGGGCGCGCGTTCCGGTGGAAGCGGCTGCTGGACGATGGAATCTATGCGTCCGTGTCCGACATCGCGCGGGCGGAGAAGCTGGATCGGACCTACGTCGGGGATATCCTGCGGCTGACGCTGTTGGCGCCGGGGATTGTGGAGGCGATTGTGGAGGGGCGGCAGCCGAAGGGGGTGACGCTGCCCGAGTTGATGAAGGGTGTGCCGACGGAGTGGAAGACGCAGCACACCGCTCTGGCTGTATACGGATTATGGAGTTGACCCGATTTCGTGGACACCCCGAGGCTTGAGATGGAGGTGTTCGAGATGCCGAAATTCAGGGTGCCCTACCCGCCGGAGTTCCGGCGGCAGATGGTGGAGCTGGTCCGAGCAGGGCGAACGCCCGAGGAACTGTCCAAGGAGTTCGAGCCGACGCCGCAGTCGATCTGGAACTGGGTCCGACATGCTGAGCGCGACAGCGGTGCTCGCAAGGACGGTGGCGTGACCAGCCCCGAGCGAGAGGAGCTGACGAAGCTCCGGCGTGAGAACCATCGCCTGCGCCAGGAGCGCGACATCCTGGCAAAGGCGGCGGCCTGGTTCGCGCGGGAGAGGACCCCGAACGGGTCTTCGAGTTCATGAGCGCGCACCGGGCCGAATTCCCCATTGCCACCATGGCGCGCGTCCTCGGCGTTTCGCCCTCCGGCTACTATGCGTGGCGCAGCCGCCCGGCCTCAGCCCATGCTGCGAGCGACGCTGCGCTGCTGCGCCGGATCCGCACGATCCATGCCGCCTCGCACGGCACCTACGGCGCGCCGCGGGTGCATGCCGAACTGAGGGCCGAGGGCACGGCCGTGGCCCGCAAGCGGGTGGCGCGGCTGATGCGCGGCGCCGGGCTGCGCGGCATCTCTCGGCGCCGCTTCCCGACGACCACGCAGCGCGAGCCGAGCCATCGGCCTGCCAGCGACCTGGTGGGCCGCGACTTCCGTGCCGCGGGCCCGGACCGGCTCTGGGTCGCCGACATCACCTACGTGCCGACTGCGGCAGGCTTCCTGTTCCTCGCCGTCGTCCTCGATGTCTGGTCGCGTCGGATTGTCGGCTGGGCCATGGCCACAGACCTGCGCACGCGCCTGGTGCTGGACGCGCTCGACATGGCTGTGACGACGAGGAAGCCCGCCGACGTGGTGCATCACTCGGACCAAGGCAGCCAATACACGTCGCTGGCCTTCGGCTTGAGATGCAGAGAGGCCGGCGTCCGCCCCTCCACAGGTTCGGTCGGAGATGCCTACGATAACGCCATGGCTGAGGCGTTCTTCGCCACCCTCGAGTGCGAACTGCTGGACCGCCGCAGCTTCCGCTCCCAGGCCGAGGCGCGAATGGCGGTGTTCGCCTTCATCGAAGGCTTCTACAATCCCACCAGGCGTCATTCCGCCCTGGGATATCTCTCGCCCATCGAATACGAAGCCAGAGCCATGGCAATGAACGACTGATCCCTACCCGACAACCGTCCACGGAACTGGGGCAACTTCATTATCTGTCAGCCATCCGCGTTGGTAAATCCTAAGCCGACACATCTCTTGAACGTCGGCAGTTCGCTTAGGCCGGTAGCGGGGCGCCGACCTACTTCACCACGGCAACAGCCTGCCGCGGCGTCCCAAATGCGGCATCACGCAACTCCTTCAGCACTCGCGCCTCGGTCTCGTGCCGCCGCACTTCGTCATCCAGCTTCGCAACATGAAGCAATGGGTCGCGACCCCAGCCAATTGCGGCGAACTCACGCCGGAGGTGATGCTCGGTGGCAGCAGATATGGTGCCGCTCCTGACTTCGCGTTTGAGTGCCGCAATCAAGTCTCGAATGACATTTTCACTCATGATGCGCGGTCCCTGAAATTCCGGCTGAACAATACCACATCGCCGATGCCGATGCCGATGCCTGGCGGGTGTCCGGCATCGCGCGGGCGGAGAAGCTGGATCGGACCTACGTGGGCGACGTACTGCCGCTGACGCTGCTGGCGCCAGATCTAGTCGAGGCGATCGTGGAAGAAGGGCAGGGGGTGGGGGTGACGCTGCCGGCGTTGATGAAGAGTGTGCCGGCCGATTGGGAAATGCAGAGCGACGCCCTGACGAGATCCGGCCGCGCTGTCAGCCAACCGCGTTGGTCAACCCCAAGCCGACGCATTTCCTAAGCGACGGCAGTTCGTTTGATCGGCAGGGGGGACGCCGAACTACCTCGCCACGGCAGAAGTGTTTTGCGCCACCCCAAACGCGCCGTCGCGCAGTTGCCTCAGCACTCTTCCCTCGGTCTCATGCGTCGCACTTCGTCATCCAGCTTGGCAGCATGGAGAATAGGATAGCGCCGCCAGCCGATTGCAGCGAAGTCCCGTCGGAGGTGACGCTCCGCACCGGCAAAATTGTGTCGTCTTGAACTCGAGAACTGGTCTGATTTGAGGGTAGGTTATCGGCCGCTCTGAACCCTAATGGAGCTCAGGACCACAGTAGCTCTCACTCTCGTCACCGATGGACCCGCGATCAGGCGTAGGTCAGCCCAAGCTCTTGAGTAGATGAGGTGTTCCGGCCAGCGTTCCCGCCCTGTTCAACTTTTACTTGTTCCAGACCCCGTTGAATCGCATAATCCACCGTGATCAGAGCGACTCTGTCAAGGAGCATCGCCGGCAGAAATGGGTCGTCGTCAGAGGCCCGCAGCCGAATGCGTCGGAGCAGCCGAAATCGAACCTGAGCAACATCAATGAGAAGGCCATTGGGCGCTCATGCCATACGAGATCGATTTCCTCCGTGCCGGGACCGGCAACGGTGACGCTATCTGCCTCCGCTACGGCAGTCCGCAAACGGGCTACACCATACATGTAGTGGATGGGGGCTTCGTCGATACAGGCGAGCGGCTAGCGCGACACATTTGGGATCACTACGGCCAGCCCGACACGATTCACCATGTCGTGGTCACGCACGCGGATAACGATCATGCGGCGGGGCTGATCAAGTTGTTTGAATACTACAAGGTCGAACATCTGTGGATGAACCGACCATGGAGGTTTCTTGATGAAGTCGCGCATAACTTCCACGGGAACTTCCGCGCTGCTGGCCTAGCGACAGCAATGCGGGTAGAGCATAAGTACGTGGTCGAACTTGAAAAAGCTGCGACAAGCAACGGAACGGCAATTCACGACGTGTTCCAAGGAGATGTGATTGGAAATTTTGTCGTGATGGCGCCGAGCCGTCCACGCTATTTTAATATACTGCCCGATTTCGACAAGACACCGACACGTTACGCTACGGCCGAAAGCCTGGCCAAAGCGCGCTCCAGCATCCTTAGCGCGCTTGAGGGGGGCATTGAGTTTTGGGGTTTCGAGACGCTAGAGGAGAATCCTTCTCCTCCTACGTCGGCATCCAACGAATCGTCTGTCGTGCAACTCGGAATTTTTGGGGATGACCTGGTTTTGCTAACCGGCGACGCTGGCCCTATCGCGCTCCATGAGGCGAGAGATTATTACCAGCTGCGCGGTTGGAAGCACGTGCCAGTTAAGGTCGTACAGGTGCCGCACCACGGCAGCCGAAAAAACTCTACGCCGTCTGCGCTCGATCGTTGGCTGGGAACGTCCCTTCCGCTCGGGAGTCCAGCCGCCGGCTTCGCCATTTGCTCTGTTGGAGAGGCGCAGCATGACTATCCGCGCAGGGCGGTGAGCAACGCCTTCTTGAGGCGAGGCTACCCTGTCTACAGCACCCAAAAATGTGACTTGCACTACCGGAATGGAATGCCCAAGCGACCGGGGACCAACCCCGTGATGCCGATCGAGTTCGCGTATCGCTTCGAGAAGTAAGCAATGCTTAAGTTCCTCGACACCTATACGCTCAAGGCACAAGCGATCCCAGCTATGCTCGCAACCGCTCCGGCAATCGCGTTGGTGATCGCCCTGGTGCTCTCCACCAGTTCAAGTATGTCGAAGATCTTTTCCACGTCTATCATTGCGGTGCTGGTGGTCGCGATCGCGGACTTGGGACGGCGGCTAGGGAAGAAGAAGGAACCTGGCATCTATGCGAAGTTAGGCGGCATGCCGAGCGTCGTCATGCTCCGCCACCGGGACAGCACGTTCGACCCTGCAACCAAGGCACGTTACCTCGCCTTCTTAGGGAGGCAGATCAAAGGGAAGCCGCCCACCGACACTGAAGAGATTGCTGCCCCTGGAAGCGCAGATAGCTTCTATGGACGCTGCGGCACCTGGCTCCGAGAGCACACTCGGGACACCAGAAAATTTCGCCTTGTGTTTGTCGAACTCGTCACCTACGGCTTCCGGCGCAACCTCTACGGACTCCGGTGGTTGGGTCTCGCCGTGAACTTCATTGTCGTTGGGATCTGCTGCGTCTATCTCTACCGAGGAGGCTGGTGGGGGCTCGAAATTGCCATCGGAAACGGTGTAATTTTCGTCGTGTTGGTGGCCGCGGTTCATGCGATCTACTTGGCTGTTTTTGCGACTCGCGCAAGTGTCATTGAGGCATCACGTCAATATGCCCGCCAACTCATCCTGAGTTGCGAGATGCTGATGCCGAAGGCGCGCTAAGCGGGTTCAGCCGCGGTCGTACAATGACTCGTGCCTGAGGCCGCGGACGTTTGAAGCGGCTATTTCTGAGCCTGCGTATTCGTTAAAATCCGCATGCACGGGCGTCGCAACCAACATGCGCCACCAGTTGCTCTTGCTCAGGCGAAAGCCACATCCAACCTCGTGTCCGCCTACCCAGAAAAGGTATGGTATTTCAATATCTTGATACCTTGGGGGTAAATCCGCCTACCCCCAAGCTTCGGAGAGAAATGCCTCTCCGGAGAGCGAAAACAGAGTTATGGCGCCTAAGCCACCCCCAACCCCACGCGAAAAACCCCCAAATCTCTTGGGGTTCTACGTGGCCTCTCCGCCTGGAGAGAAAGGTGGGGTGGTGGTCATTGGAGCAGCAGTCGGAGCCGGAAACCAACATTCGCTGGGTGCTTGCCCTGCGCAGCGTGCTCGGAGGGACGTATCCAGCAGCGCATCACCGTTGGCATTACCCGTCACTGACCATTCATCAGCTCACGAGCGATTGTCCCGAGTCGCAGGATATCCTCGCGGCCAACCAGCTTAACGTTGTTCTGCTCAGCCGCAGTATGTGCGCGGAGATCGAACCGCCCATTTGTGGCTACCAACAGGAGTGCATCCCGCAGCCACGGATGTCCCCGGTATCGGCTGGGCGCTGCTTGGATCTGAGCAACTGCGTCGTCCGCAACCTGCCCCAGCCCCATCTCTTTGTGCTTCACCTGGACGAGAACGCTGCGCCCATTGGACGGGTGCCTGCAGACGACATCCACCCCGCCGTCGCCGCTCCGCGGTGTCTCGCTCACCTGCCAACCTGATTCTTGAAAGCGCCGCGCTACCCAGATCTCGAAGCTCCGCCAGTCCTGCTGGTCGAGCCCTTCTAAGCCCTGACCACGCGAAGATGCGGGCCCTACAGTCATCCGTACGTAGAACTCAGCCAGTTCACGCTCAGTCAGTGCCGACGGCACAATCACCCTTTTGCTCTGCTCGCGCTTGAACACCAGAAGCTGGTCCAGAAGCACGTCGAATGATTCATCGCCAAGTTGCGGATGGCGCGCGATGGGCAGGTGAACCGTCACCTGTTGCGTCTGACCTTTTCGGTGCGTGCGGTCGCTACACTGATCCTCGACAGCTGGGTTCCACCACCTGTTAAGATGCACGACCTGCGTTGCACGCGTCAGCGTCAGACCGAAGCCAGCGGAGCGCGGACCGAGGAGGAGCACGCCAAAACCTCGACCTGCCTGGAAGCGCGCTTTGATGTCGCTGACTGCAGTGATGGGTGTATTGCCGTTGATCACATCCGGCACCTTGGGCAGTCGGAACTCGTCGCGGACCATCGCCTGCAGGACATCCTGTGCCTTGCGGATATCCACAAAAACCAGCACCCCATGGTCGGCATCCCGGGCCTTTCGGAGTACCTTGAAGAGTGCTCGGAAGCGCGCACTGGCTTCGATGAGGGCGCGGCGATCATCCGCATCGCGTGGAACCCGCAATTCCGGATGCAGACAGATTTGGCGAAGAGCCTGTAAGGCTGCGAGGGCCTTGAGACGTCCCCCCCGCATATCCTCCAGCACGGCATCGTAGGCCTTGACCTGCGCCGCAGGCATCGGCTCCTGCCATCGTTCTTCGTTCTTGGGAGGCAGCCCCGTAAGAATCTGTGTCTTGAAGCGCCGAAGCATCACCGGCGGTACGGTGCGAGCCGAGGCACCCTCGCCCCAGACCGTCTGTCCCACCAGCCGATCCTTGAGATCCGCCATCAGACCGTCGTCTGTGCCATTGCCGTATCGTGCCACGAAGTCCTTGCCACTCACGCCGAGGAAGCCTGGCCACGCCACATCTAGAAGGGTCCAGATGTCCATCGTGCTATTCTCGATGGGTGTCCCCGTCATCAGTACAACGAAATCGGGCTGCTGAGCTTTGGCTGAATGATTCAGCATGCTCGTGCCCGACTTGATCTTCTGCGCCTCGTCGAACACGGCGACCCGAAAGCGAATGAGCGAGAAGGAGAATTGGTGGTCTCGCAGCGTCTCATAGGTCGTGAGGATCCAGTCCGCCTTCCGCAGACGCTCGAGGTCGAGGGTGGCCCGCCCCAGCGAAGTCTCCTCGCCTTTCTCGATGATGATGTCCTTCAGGCCGCGATCATAAGCATAGACAGGTTGCCCAAAGGCCATCGGTGGTAGGTGGACATCGATCTGCTCGCGCCACTCGTCGAGTAACTTCGACGGTGCAACGACCAGTATGGGGCGGCCATCGGTTCCGCCCGATTGGCGTAGCCAGTGAAGAAAGGCTAGAACTTCGAAAGTCTTGCCGAGGCCCATGTCGTCGGCAAGCAACACGCCAGGCATCCCTGACACAAAGCATAGCTGAAGCCAGCCAATCGCCTCTCGCTGGTGAGGATCGGGTATGCTGACGAGGCCCTGCACATCGAGGCCAGCCGTGCGGTTCAATGACCCGTCCGGATCGCGCAGCCGTGCAAGATAATTCAGGTCCTCCTCGTTCTCCGATACACGCAGGATGAGACGACGGCGGCCTCCGTCTAGCTCCTCCTTCTCCCTCCCCTCGGGTTCGGTCGGTGCATCGGTGGGCCTTATCTGACCGATGAGCGCTCTAAGGGTCTGAAGTAGATCTTCGCCATCAGGAGTCGGATATGTCCTGCCGCCATGGGTGAAGGTGGCTTCGCCGGTAGCGCGAGCCTGCTCCACTGATGCGATGACGCTGCTGATCTCGCCTGATCGCACCAACAAGGGCTCATCCGCGCCTGGTACTTCGATGGACGAGATCGCCTCGCCACCCACCCCGTCCTCGCCAGGGAACCAATTCGTCGTGACTGGGATCTTGAATGAGAAGGCTTTACCTTCCCACTCAGCAATACCAAGGACCCGAGCGCCATAACCCTCATTCGTGTTGGGAGCGAGAACTGTACCGCCGCAAAGGACGTCACCGGCGCCACCAGCGGCAACGATTTCCGGCAGTAGGAACGACGATGGGTCGCGTCTGAACGTACGACGAGTCTCTCTGTCGCCAGAGTTGACGCGCTTGACCACACGCAGAGCAGCCACGACGGCCTTGTCGAGGACAACATAGGCCCCCTCATCCAGCCTGTAGTGGGTCCATGCGCCAGTCCTTGGGAACAGCGTTTGGCCAAAACGTTGGGCTTGCTCTTCCGGCAGAAGCGGCTGGCGCTCTACGTCAATGTCTTCGTTGTCAGCCGCGCCGGGCGGGGGCGGCACATCTCCGAAGAGTGTGGGACGAAAGTAAGGATCATCCGCGGAGCCATCGAGGTCGATCCCGATCCCCGTGGCATGGCTAATCGTCAACTGTGCCAGATACTTATCTGCATCGGCGTCGCCGGTCGCATCGGCGAGAGCCTGCTTCACCCGGACGAGCTGCGCCATACGGGCGTCGAGGAATTCGATGCGCTCTTGCCCCGAAGCGGCGGACATCGCGTTCAGTCGCTCAATTTCCTCTATGAGTGGATATAGGGGATCGCGCAGCGTGAAGCGCTCAACCACAGTCTCGAGGAGCGCGCCTGTCCGCCGAAGTCCGATCACCTCGGCACCCGACTGCGCCACCCAGCGTGTTCTGATCGCGAACCCGTCGTCGGAGAAGGCACCCTCGCTCTCAAGAACGAGGGCGTGCGGACAAGGGGCAGGCAGTCCGAGAGCCGTTGCCTCTGCTGGTGTAAGCGACGCGACTGATGCATGCGGCAGAAGAACCCACCCACTAGACCGCGTCCCGATGCCTGTGTCGGACATTTGCCGAAGGAGTGGAATACCAGCATGCAGCTCGTCTCTCCATGCCGAGACAGGCAGCTCGCCGCCGGCGGAAAGCAGCGTGCGCGGCTTTACTAGGCGGAATTCAAATCCAATGGGACTGACCGTGTGGGTAAGGTTGTAGCGCGCCATAGGTCTCTCAAAGACCCTTAGGACGGATGCCGCGGTCGGATCGCTGCTGAATTTGGTCTGCAAACTTCCACTGCCAGCCGTCTGGTGGACGATGGCCCAGGCCTATGCAGCCGTTCTGCCATATCTCACTTCGTGCGACCGCTGCGCTGAAATTCCGCCGATCAAAAGGTGTCTCGTCGTATACCTGCGGGAATTCGCCATACCTGACATCATCCGGGCGCCATAGGATTGCGCGGCCGTTCATATTCATCTCAAGTATACGCAGGTCTCCAAAGTCGAGCACCAGTCCGCAATGCCCCTCGTTGGCGCCGCCGCTGAATCGGCCAAAGCGAATACGCTCGCGCCTTGCGAAGGGCACACCTTGATCACCGACAATGAGCCAAGCACGCCTCACATAAGGCAGGTATGACATCCAGAACTTTCGTCGCTCGGCCCACATATCTGTACGTTCGATCCGAAGCTGGTTCACAACACGAAAGAACGCTTCAATCGTGTGCTTTGTGAGCCAGGCTTCTACGGTGTCGGTCGTGGACTTCGGTACGATGCCGCTCCACCTGACAACATTAAAGCGAGGGTCCTCATTGAGCTCAAGAACGAGATCGAGGATCGCACCTGGCTTCGCGTCGTCAGGATCACTGTGACGTTGCCATGCGATAAGCCCTTCGATGAATGCACCGACCGCCCGCTGCTTCGCCGGTTCCCGCGCCTGTGTCTGATCGATTGCAAGCTTGCGTTGATCGGGCAGGATCGCCTTCACCGGTCGGACTGCGTCGGCTAGCCTAACGCCACTCCGTAGTTGGCTTCCTATTTCATAAAGGATCTCGGCTAGGAGTGCCGCAGTGTGCAAGCGCTCTGTGCCGACCCCTATCGCCTGAAAGTCAGTGTCGATGCCAGCGCCAATCAACGCCTCGCGGGCCATCTTACCCGGGGTACTAGTAGGGTCCAGGGCGTCGTACTTCTCCGTAAAGTCTGCGAGCCGCGCCGGCAACGCACCACGATACGCTTTAAGCCAAAGCGCAATTTCGTTCGTTGCGCCGTCGTCGCGCTCCAGGCTGAGGAGATAATGTGGCCAGAGGCGCCGGGGAGCCGACCTGCCTGCTTCAGGAAGCCGACTGAGGAATGTTCGGACCGTATCGGCGTCGCCCCTGCTGGTGTGCGCGCCATAGAGCATCGCGAAGGGTACAAAAGGAAGCAGGCGCGCGGATAATGCCTCAACGCCGCGGGTGCCGGCTTGGAGGGCAGCCTTGACCTCCATGAAAACGTCGGGACGAGGCTGCCCGTCAATACGCACACCACCCCACTTTTTCTCCATTTGCTCAGCCTCAAACGCCACGGCGTCGTGCCGGAGGCCGAAGGCTGGCGCGAAGAGTTGCGGTACCTCTTTTCGGAGTTCCGCCTTCAATGTAGTCGTGGGTTGCTCAGTGCTGTTCAAGGAGGTCATCGATTTGCTCGAGGCGCCCGTTGAGCTCCCGGAGAACAGATTCCACGAACTCCTCATTCGTGGTCATGATCACTCGGACCTCAATACGGCGGTCGTTCTCGGCGGTAGCGGGAAGGCGGCGGTCTGGCGCATCCCGATTTGATGGACGGCTTTCAGCGTAGCCACTCACACCGATCAACGCATCGCCGTCTCGATTCTGAAGTGCCTGCAACTGCTCCGACTCGCGTCGAATGATCTGAAACGCCGAGATAGCGCGTGCAGCGGAAAGGTCCCAATTGTCCTGAAGCCGCGCCGTCGGCGTGAGGGGATTAACGTCGGTGTGCCCCTCGATGTAGACGGCACTGAGACGGCTGGTGTTGTCCCTTTGCGAGCAGCTGCGTTGGTCGACCCCTGCTGCGTACGAGTAGCAGGGAAGAACCTCTGCCATTGAGCGTGCAAGTGCGCGGATCAGGCGCTCCCCCGAGGCAGTCGGTGTCGGCTGCCCGGAAGCGAAGAGGGCCGTTGCGGGCAGCCTGAGTGTTCCTGCGCGATCGTCAATGTGCACGCGGATTTCATCTTGGCTCAGGATGCGCTGCATCTCGCGAAGCACCTCTGCGCGCGTCTGCCCAGCCTCCGCAAGACGCTGAACGAGCCGAACGAGATTGTTCTCTTGGACGAAGCGAACGAAGGCTATGAGCCGAGTATTCGCCTCTTGGAGTGCGCGCACTCGCGCCTCGGCTGCCTGGCGCTGCTGTACCTCATCAGCCAAGCGGCGCAGAAGCCGATCTTTCTCCGCTTCCAGCGTTCGAACCCGCAGTGCTTCTGCAGCAAGCCGATCTTCCAGGCTTTGTGCCCGTGCGACGAGTGCCTCATATGTCGAGCGGGGGACTGTTTCCTCTTTCCGCAGATTCATCACAAGCGCGAGCATTAGGACGATGAAGATGAAGACGACACCAACCATGAGGTCAGCGACTGGCGCAAAGACATCTTTCGCCTCTTCTGGCTCATTCTGAGGAGCGGCGCGGTTGAACATCAGGAGCGCACTCTCAGTCTGTTCATTGCGGCTGAGTGCTCACGCATCGCGTCGGCCACCTTAGCCGTCGCATCCTCAAGACCCTGGACGTTCTCGGCAATCTCCGCGACGCCCGTTCGTAGCGCTCCCAGCGCCTCTCCGAGCTTGACGTTCATACCATTGATGGTAGCCGAGGCCGCATCACCAAGGCTGACAGTGCCGCTCACAAGCTTCTCAATGGTTCGTCCGAGCGCGTCATCGGTCGCGGCGAAACGATCCTGGTATGATGTGAGCGCAAGTGAAGCGGCGCTCGCCGCCTCCTGCAGTTTAGTCATCGCCCCAGCAATAGCTTCCTGCATCGCAGCTGTCGCTTCACGTACGCCCGCCTGCACGCGATCTGTAGCTTCAAGGGCCTCAGCCGCCTTCCGCGCCGACGTATCGACGCTCGCGAGGGTGGCTTGAATAGGTTCGGCTGCCTGACGGAGCTGAGCGGTGGCATTTCCGAAGGTGAGGCCTGCGGTCGCGATCGTGGTGCCTGTTCTATCAAGGTGACCAACGTGCTGTGCGATTGCCCGTTCGAGCGCCTGGAACTGTGCAACTGCCTCATCCATCCGGCCTGCCATGGCACCGGCAGCCGCGTGTAGCTGGGCGCTTGCCTCGTGCACTGCGGAGGCAAGCCCGTCGCTCATCTGCTGCGCCGCGGCGGTGAGTGTGCCTGCAGCGGTGGCGCTACCCTCGATCAGCTGACCCCGGCCGGCGCTGGCATGGTCCTGGATCTGCCTCGCCAAGGCCTGCAGCCCAGTCATGAGTGGCGTTAATGCCGCTTCGCTCTGCTGTCGAGCTGCTTCTGCGCCGCGCGCTGCCTGGTCAGAAATTGTCTTAAGCGCGGCTTCAAGTGCGATTCCGGTCGCGCGACCAAGCTCGGAGCCCGCATTGGAAATCGAAGTCGAGCCGCGAGCGAGCGCCTCGTCAATGCCGCCGATCTTGGTCTCCAATCGCTTCATGGTTTGGGTGATGTGTTCCGCGGCGGTGGCGATCGCGTCTGCCGCAGATCGCCCGCCCTCGCGCAGCGAACCACTTCCCTCCGCCGCACGCTCACGAATTTGCTCCGCCAGCGCTTGTAGGCTCTCCATCAACGGCTGCATGGCGGCCTGCGACTGGAGCCGGGCCTGTTCGGCACCGTTCGCAGCCTGTTGTGCGATGGTCGCGAGAGCCTGTGTCAACGCTGCCGTTGTGGCATCTGAAAGACCGCGAGAGACATCGGCAATGTTGTCGGCGCCTTGGCCAAGGGCATCGTTCACCCGGCCGATACGTCCTTCCAGCCCCGCCAGCTTGCCGTCGATTGTCTCGGCCATTCGCGTCACACTGTCGGTCATGGTCGTGGCCGCGAGACTGATCTGACTTCCGAACTCGGCGCCGCTGCTGCCGATTCCTCCCTGGGCAGCGCGCATCGTTTCAGCCGCCGCTTCAAGTCGCTCCGCGACCCGCCCGAGTGCATCGTCAGCGCCCTTACTCAGGGTACTCCCCATGCCTTCGATGGCGCTGACGACGGGCCGTATGGACTGCTCGAGTGCGCTAGGTATAGCGTCGAGTCGTTTGCCAACAACATCGTTGAGCCGTGCCTCAAAGGCTACAGCGACATCGTCAGCGAGGCGCTTCATCCGATCAGTTTGCTCGCGGGCTGCGCTGAGCTGATCCATGAGAAGGATCTCGGGTGTCATCATTGAGGTGAGATGCTGCACTTCGTCAGCGAAGCGGCGAGCTGCCCTTGATCGACCGGCATTCGCCAGCCGGCCACAGACCACCAAGACTATGTAGAGAAGGATTCCCGCGATCGAAGTGATAAACTTCGCAGATGAGACCTTTAGAATACGATTGACGGCTTGTTGCACCTGCTCGGCAGTTTCGGTTGAGCCGACACCCAGGAGTGCGGCCGAAAGGCCGACGAATGTGAAGAGAAGACCGAGGCAAAGGAAGACATTTGCAAATGTTGCGATCCATTTTTCGTAGCCGCTACCTGGGAGTCGGCCGTCTGCAAACCAAATGTGTGGTTCAACAAAATTAACGTAGATTCCTTGCTTAGATGGATGTTCTCGTAACGATGCACGGTAGTTTGCCCATGCAGAACCAACCACTGGATTGGATTCCAAAGCAGCGTCTGCAGCATTTATTCGATCTGCAGCAGTCCAGTCTGCGCGCGCGGCAGCTTCGCGCAGTGTCCTAGTGGCGGATTTGAGGCTCGCCATATGCCGGTGGTGCTGCAGCCAGATCCATACGTTGGCTCCCACAAACAGACCCGACATGACCAAGACTACAAGGACGGCCACCTCTTTCGAGTCGAATAGTCCAATCAGGCCCGTAATTAGGTCAACAAGAGGGGTGAGAAGATTCACCGGCCGTTTTCCCTGATCTACGGCACCCAAAGGCCTGGGCACACGATTGTAGTATGCGGGGTGGCGAAGGCCGGTGTCTAGGCGAGCAGCGCCCCTGTCGACCGGGCTGAGATCGTCCCTGGTCCTGGTCAGCTGGTCCGCATGTAGCGGCAAGCCCTTGTTCAGTTCTTCGAGAAGCAAAGGCGTGGGAACGGACACGCCAAATGCGGCAGAGCTGATTCCTGCGGTCAGTCTGCCTCCCACACCTTGTTGAGAATCTGCGCAGCCAAGGCGGCCTTATCCTGAGGCAAGAAGCGCCCATAATGTTGGGCAACGGTGTCGGGCGTATCCTGAATTGCGTAGCTTGCCTGCTCATAGGAACCGGTTTGCTTAAGGATATGGGTGGCAAGGACGTCCCGAACGTTGTGCGGCCCATGGGGCAGGAGGCCGCGAATGGCCCCCCGGTGCGTATATGGATTGTGGACCCCGTACCTTTGGATCACGAGCCGCCAGGCCTCATAGAAGGTGGTCTGGTCGTATGCCGCGCTCTGGCTGGTGGCCTTTGCGGTCTTCACAAAAAATGTGCCCGGATCTTCTGCCCCAGAGAGCAGCACATCGCGATGGTGCGATACATAGGAATGAATGTGGTCATAGAAGCCGTTCAGGTTGGGGAGCACGAGCCGAAAGGGCTTCTTGGCGAAGTATGACGAGTGCGCGTTCTTGAATGCGACGGACGGAACCAGGACCTCCCAACCTTGGTCGCGTTCACTCCACCGCAATTCGCCGCGTTTCAGATCTTCGAGCCGTCGCTCGGGCGTGGGCTGGGCGCCTCGTGGGCAGACAAGAAGCTGCCTAAGGTTCTTCTGACGCAGGCCGAGATGGAGACCGAACCGGAGCATGAGGAACGACCGCGTCGCTTCCGCTGCTGCTTTCGGGTACCTGTTAGGGTCCGGTGCGAGGCGCAGAATTTCCTCCGTGATCTTCCGGTACTCACCGACCGGGCTGGGCGCCTCAAGGATGGGGAGGATCGGCTCGAATGGGTCGCGATGCACCCTGGCAATGCGATCGACCTCCTTGGCGCGATTGGTCGCGTGCGTGTGGAACCGGTCACAAGCAGCTCCCCAGTCTGCGCGAGCAACGGCGATATCATCCGCGGTCAACAGACCCGGTATCTCCTGAACGCGGTCAGCAAGATAGGGGCTCTGACGAAGCCAGCCGGTTTCGGCGCGTGTGAATGCAAGCGAAACCCGAAGCATGTCGACTTCCCACTGGGTGTAAAAGCCGCGCCGACGTTCGCGCCACTGCAGATACCAATCCCAGATCGAAGGGAATATGAGCAGGCCAAAGGTCAGCCGTTCAAGCGGGAGCCCAAACCCCTCGACAGCACTCCGCGGTGACGCAGTAAGCGCGCCGAACAGGAGACCCAAGTGCTCCACCTTCTGCGCGGCTGTGGCGTCGCCCCAAACACCAGACCGCTGGAATCCAAAGGCCGCTAAGTTTGCGGTCTTGAAGCGGATGAGGGCGGACATCTCGTCCACGAGGCGAGCAGGAGCGTCGATTGAGCCCGGGAGGATGTCGGGATCCGCTTCCAGGTTGTCATCGTCTTCTCGGTCATCGTCATGCGATGCCTGATGCCTCAGTGTCCCCCCCATCATGTCTGTGACTGGCGGAAAGCGGATCGCATACCGATGCTTCATCGCTGCAGCCTGAAACCGCCGGTAATCGGTCGATCCAGACACAACGACCGTGCGGACCCACTGCAGGATCGCTTCCTGTTCCTTAGCGTCTCGGGCATCGAAGTCATCTGGTAGGTGCCAGGCGAGGCGCCGCCGCTCTGCTGGGCCAATCTCTATGACATTGTGACCCTTTGCGGAGCGAGATGGGTGCGGAAGTTTGGCCCGGAAATAGCCCGCGGGAAGCCGGTATCGATGTTCTATCCGTCCAAGGATCTTAAGGCTCTCTAGGGTTTGCGGTGCTTTTTGCCCTTTCTGCCATGTCTGGACCGTCTTGCGGTCCAGTAGGTCCCCAGGGCGAGTTACTGCTCGATGGAGATGCCAATAGGAATCGCCAAAGCGCCGCATGTGAAGATTGAGCGCGTCATGGAACTCAACGGGGTCGTCCCACTGGTCGAATAGCGGCTCTGGGAATTCGACGACCTTGCGCGGAGGTACCCCGCGTCGACGTGATCCCGCTGCATGCCGCGATCCCATTTCAGGAGGAGTGAGCTCTGGCTCGCGGACACGAACTCCCTCTGCAGCAGCTTTCCGGACCCGCCTGCGCGGCCTCTGCGGTGTCGACGGAGATCTGCCGATACGGGCCTGCTCCGAGGGCAGTTCAGCTGGGAGAGCACGCAAAGCGCGCTCCAGTGCGTCAATGCCGAATTGGATGACCTTTGAAGCGAGGCGAAGCCTCTGCTCATTGATCCCGCTTTCTTCCGCCATCTGGGGCCAGTTAAGGCCGCGCCCTCGACGGGCAGCGTTACGTCGCTGTGCCAGTAGTCGGAGGAGATAGGCTTGAAGGTGCCGAGTTTCTCTGGGGGCCAGGTACTGGCTTACTCGGAGGCGGCAAAAGTCTGTTAGCATCCGAGCTGTCTGCTCGGCAGTGGTAGTCTCAGGCACGCGAATCTGACCTCCGCTGTGAGAGGCCGAAATCCACCTGCCAGCGATTCTCAGCAAGGGGCCGGGCAGCTCAACTTCAGCCGATCAGCCCTGTATCCTTTCGGCCTCTCGGAAAAGCCGGTCGGCTTCATCGGGGTTCAATCCGAGCTGCGAAATGACCGCTGCAAGAAGCTCGCTGCCGCGATCCCATGCGGAGGCTCCCACCCAAGCATCCTGCATCCGACCACCGGCAGCCGCGACGGCGGCTTCAACGACATCCAGCAGCCCAGCTTCTCGCAAAACCGCCTTGCCCTTCCAGGCGGGGATGGTTGGCGGCACGGGCGGCTGGGAGGCCGGAGGTGAGGCGATGTCCCACCCGCGCGATGGCGTCGCCGGCACGACCAGATATGTCTGGAAGGCTGTATCGGGCTCGCGACCGTGCCAAGCGAGATTGACGTGGTAGCGGGGATCAAGGACCTCTCCCGGGATCAGCCCTCCGCCGTCGACGACCTGCGCCGGTGCGACGATCGGTCCCAAGATATCGAGCGCGACACCAGGCTGCGGCTCCGGATCCTGTCCCGGGTGGCACGTCCAGCCCGCGGACTGGCACGCCGCAAGAAATTCCGCTCGGTTGGTGAACCGGTGGCAGGTCGTGATCCACATGGCGGAGGCTCCTATGGCGCCGTCAGCGTCTGCAGCAGGGCGTTGGACACCCGGCGGGGGAAGTACTGGAAGGCCCGGCAGGTCGCATTTGCCAGCGAGGACGAGGACGGCTCTGACCAAGGAGCCGCGCCGATCGCGATCCGCGACGGCGTGGCGGGTAGAGGGCACAGGGCGTGCCCACTGACGGTGCCGCCATCGAGGCAGAAGGCGGCGTCCAGGTTGGCCCAGGCGATGGCCATGCGGAAGGTCACGGCATTGGCGAAGCCGAACGGCCGGGTGATGGCGGAATAGCCGACGCCACCCGCGCGCGTGTTCAGCACCAGCTGCCCGGTGGTGAAGCGCGAGAGGTAGAAGGTGTCGTTGAAGGTCAGCCCGAAGCCGCCATAGACCAGGGCACTGCCGCCGGTCTGCGCGGGCACGATCCGGTTCACATACTCGAAGATCATCGTCCCTTCGTTGGGGTTGAACCAGCGCGTGTCGACGTCGAGGTAGAGGTTGTCGGCCCCACGGGTGATGGAGGCTGTCGTGGTCGGGATGTAGCTGGTGGGGTTGGTCAGCGTGGCCTCAGCCTCGAGCTGCGTGCCCCAGGCATGGATGCTGTTGGTGGCGGCCGGCTGGGTGTTGTCGGCCGCGGCAGGGGCGATCGAGGCGGCGATCGCGGTCACCGTGGTGCTGGTCGCCTCGACGGCACAGCGGAACCAGCCGGCGCCCTGCGCCTCGATGGTTTTGGCGCTGTAGAGCAGCGTGCCCGCACCGGCGGTGTGAGTCCCTACCGCGCCGCTGACCAGGTTGAACCAGACCTGGATGGTGTTGCTGCCATCGCTCAGCTCCAGCACCGCGAAGCCGCTCGCGGCCGCCTTGACGAACACCACGAAGGCGATGCCGCGCCCGGCGGTGATGGTGACGGCCTGCGCGAGCTTGCCGCCAGTGGCCGTCGCAGTGAGCGTATCCGCGGTCGTAGTGCCATCTGGGGCGATGGTGGCATTGGCCGTGACAGTGAGGTTGGCGGCGGACCAGGGGGCGGTGTCGAGCTCCTCGCTGCGCAGCAGCAGGTTGATGCGCTGGGGCTCGATCAGCAGCCCTTCGCAGACACCGGTCAGGGGATGGTGCTGCCACCGCCCCGTGTTGGCCGGCACGGCGCGCAGCAGTCCGGTGCGCCCGACACTGCGGGCGGCTCCGGTGCGGGTGAAGCGGGCGCGCGGGTCGATCAGCCCCGGCGCCTTGTGGAATTGCCAGTTGATGGCGGGCTCGACGGACATGGCTATGCCACCTCGAAGGATGCGCTGCCGGTGCAGACGACGGTGAGGATCGCGGAGCCGGTCGCGACTGTGATGCCGACACCTGCGGTGCCGCCGTTGATGGCGTCGCCAGCGGCCCCGGTGTTCAGGGTCAGGGTGGCACCGCTGCGGTTGCGCAGCCGGCAAGTCCAGCCGGGCCAGACGTCGGTGGCCACGGGCAGGGTCCAGGTACGGGTGCCGTTGGTGCAGAGCAGCAGCTTGCCGGCGTCGTGGGGCGTGATCTGGTAGGTGGCGTTCTGGGTGTTGGGATAGAGCGACAACGCCATGTCCCAAGACCGAAAGCCGCCGCTGTCGAAGGTGACCATGCGGGGTAGCTTGAGCGGGTCGCTGCCCACGCCGTTGGCGGGCGTGCCGAGGGCCATCTGTGTGGCGAGGCTGCCGGCAGCAGCGTCGGCGGCAGCCTGCGCCTGGGTGGCCAGCGTCGCGGCATCCTGACCGGTGCGGCCGACGGCGTTGAAGGCCGGGCGCAGTGTCTGCCGGAAGGCGCCGTTGGCGAAGCTCTGGTCGGTCAGCGCCTGGAGCAAAGCCCAATCATTCGTGCTCAAAGCCGTTCCTCCAGTTCGAAGCTGGTCTCGTGTAGGCGGTTGTGGACCTGGGCGATGGGGTCGAAGCGGCGGAAGCGGGCGAGGAAGTCCCGCTTGAAGCGCCGTGCGGCATCGTCCCAGTTTGGGATCACCCAGACCTCGCCGTCGGTGCCGACACGGCGCTGGGCATCGAGGACGGTGCCGTAGGCCTCGGTGTCGCTCAGGGCATTGAGGGTGAGGCGTAGCACGCGCGCCGGCGGGCGGGGTTCGCTGAACAGCACGCCGCCGAGGGAGTATTCGGCGATAGAGCGGGCTTCCCAGGTCAGGCCGGCGCCGTAGCTGAGGTTGCGCTGGGGCGACCAGAGCGGCCCCATCCAGAGGCGGGCGAGCTCGACGTAACCTGCTGGGTTGGTCTGGTCGACGAAGGCGATGCGCCAGTAGCGGGCGCGGATGTTATTGCCGACATCGTGCTCCAGGGCGATGGGATAGCCCTCGGCCTCGGCGGCGGTAATTTGACCCTCCCACCAGTTGTCGTCCTCCCATTCGAGGTCCTCGGGGAGATAGACGGCGGGCCAGACCGGCAGCGTGGTGCTGTCGTAGAGGTCGGCGCCCCCGAGCGTGGTGCCCGCGGTGATGCGGTAGGTCGCCTCTGTGGTGAGGTTGTGCCGGGCGAGGCCCACGAAGCGGACAATGGTGCTGGCGGTGCCGAGGTCGATATCGAGCCGGGTGCTGCTGGCGAGCAGGTCGACGGACCGGGCGACCTTGGAGAGCAGGCGCTGTTGCAGGTTGACCAGCGGCGCGGTGCCGAGCCAGAGGCCGCCCGAGAGCGCGCCGTCGTCTGCGACATTGGCGAGCGAGAGCTGAAGCTTGGCCATGTCAGCCCCACAGATCGAGGGTCAGGCGCTGGCGGCGGCCATCCAACGCGATGCCAACGACCACGAAGTGCCGCCCGGCGCCATAGCCGAGCCGGGGCGTGACCAGGCGCACCACCTGGCCGAGGTCGAGGGCGGCCGTGCTCTCTGACAACCAGATATCGGCCTGGACGAAGTCCCGCCGCACGCCGTGCAGCGCCAGAAGGCGCGAGGCTTCGGCGGCGGCGTCCGCGGCGTTGGTCAGGGTGGTTTCGCGGAGCAGTTCCTGGGCCAGGAGGTGCTTGGCCTGGATCGTGGGATCGCTGGCGGTGGTGTCGCGCCAGGGCTGGAGCAGTTCGGCGCGGCGCGCGGCAGTGACGCTACCGGCGATATCGGCAGCCGCCGCTTGGCCATAGGGCTTGTAGCGGACGGTGACTCGCCAGACCGGGACGCCGCGCGTGTCGTCGTTGGTGGCGCGGCTGTCGAGCGAGAGGATCTCGACATCGGTCAGGGTGGCGACCGGCGTGCCGGCCGGAGCAACCAACTGGCCAACCTGCCACGTCCCCGTCCGCGTCGGCGCCAGCCAGGCTCCGGCGGAGGCGAGCAGCAGGTCGATGGCCTGCTGCCGGGTCGTCTCGCCGGTCAGGAACACGCCGCACTCGCCGGGTGCTGCGGTGTTCAACGCGGTGAAGGATGCCGCCTCGAGATCGCCAACCGCGACGCTGCAGCGGCCGGTGAGGAGGCGCTGGACGATCTCACCCGCCTTGCTGACATAGCCGCCCGCATTGTCACCGCGGGCATCGGCGGTGATCCGGCCGGCCGGGGCGGCACCCAGGCGGAACAGCCCGAGCGCCAGGCAGGTGATGTAGGTGCCGGCCGCCGGTGCCGCAGCCTCCAGGGTGGCAAGGTTGGCGTAGTCGGCGCCCGCGGCAAGCGCCACGCCCATGTCGTAGACGGCATCGACCGCCTGCAGCACCCCGTCATGCAGCTGGTAGGTGAGCTTGGCGGTGTTCACTTGCACCGGCAGCACCTGGTAGCGCCGGCCGTAGAGCAGCGGCTTGGGCTGGCCCTTGATGTCGTCAGCCGTGCCCTCGGCCCCGAAGGGCAGCACATTGCTGCCGGCGTAGCGATTGGCCTGCAACGGCAGGGACAGCAGCTGCAGCCGATCACGCAGGCGGATCGTGGCGGTGCGAGCGCCGATCTCCACCTGCTCGGCGGTGCCGGTCAGGAAGGTGGTGAAGCCACCAGGATACGGGGCGTCCTGGGGACCGACGCGCACGGTGATGTCGCGCCCGTCGAGCCCGAGATCGCGCAGCCCGGCCAGGGCCTGGTCGGCGTTGTTGAGGACGATCTCGCCGGCCCCGATCGAGGCCCCACCCGTGACGCGGGCATTGCTGAACAGGGTGCGGCTGAAGTTCACCGGCTGCTGCAGTCGCGGCTCGAAGTAGGTGTGTGCTGGCGTGTCCGTGGGTCCCGTCATGCGGCCGCGGCCACTGGCGAAGCGCAGCACGCGCGTGCTGCCGATTACAGGATCGAAGGCGACCGCTTCGATGAGCGTGACGAGACCGTCCGCCATGCTGGGCTCCGGGGATGCGTCGTCCAGAAAAGGGGATGCGCCTCAGCCGGCCTGGGCGAGGCGGCGCAGCGGAGCGGTGACCTGCTGCAACTCGTCGACCACCGCAGCCGCGCCCGCACGGGTCTCGCTCGCCTGCAGGGCACCAAGCTGCACCAGGGCACGGCGAAGTTCGACGACGTCACGCCGCAGGGCCTGCATCTCGGTCAGCAGGGCGGACTGGCCGGCGCCGGCCGCCTGCACCCCAAGGCGTCCATCGCTGCCGCGACGCAGCGGCATGATCGCCTCGGGACCGGCCTCGCCAAACAACGCCATGGGCGCCATGGTCGGCTGGTGCACCAGGTCGGGCACACCGCCCCGCGCGAAGGGGATCACGTTGCCGCCGGCAAACACGCCACCGAAGGCGAAGGCACCACCCTCGCCGCCGTCGCCAGGACGGCCATCGATCAGCGTCTGGGTATTCTGCACCACCTGGCCGGTGAAGCCGCGTGTCGCTGCGATGTCGTCGCGCATGGTTGCAAGGATCGCGTTGGCGGTGGTCAGCAGGCCGGACAGCTTGTCGTCGATGGAGCGGCTGATCTGGATGGTTTCGGTGGTCTCCACCGCCTGGCGGATGATGCGGGTGATGCTCTCGTCCGTCAGCAGCGCGGCACCGGTTGCCGCCAGAACCTGCTGGAAGATGCCGCGCAGTACCGCCTCATTCTCCGGCACGATGATGGTGCCGGTGGCCGGGAAGATGGTCTGGCTGATGCCGCGGACCACCGTGGTGCTCTCATAGACCAGGGCACGCTCGGCGGCGGTCAGCTGCCGGCCCAGCTGCTGCTCCACGGTGCGGATGACACTGGCGGCCTGAATCAGCCCGGACCGCTCTTCCGCGGAGAGGTCGCGGCCGATCGCCTGCTCGATCACCCGTTCGACGCTGGCGCCCTGCACCAGGCTGTCGCGCTCGGCCTGGGAGAGGTTGCGGCCAATCGCCTGTTCGACGCTGCGCAGAACCTCCCCGGCCTGGACGAGGCCTGCCCGCTCGGCCGCGGACAGGTCACGCCCCATCGCCTGCTGGACGGAGCGGGTGATGTCGGCATCCCACAGCAATCCGGCCCGCTCGGCCGGCGACAGGTCACGCGCCATGGCCTGCTGGATGGACCGCATGATGTCGGCGGCCTGCACCAGCCCGGCGCGCTCGGCGACCGAGAGGTCGCGCTGCATCGACTGTTCGACATCGCGCCGGATGACGGCGCCCTGGACCAGGGCGTCGACCTCCATGTCGGACAGAAGCCGGCCGAGCCGCTCCTCAATGGTGCGCAGCACAGTGGCCGATTGGATCAGCCGCGCCCGGTCGGCGTCCGGCAGGGCATTCAGCGCTTCGGTAATGACCCGCACCACCTCGACCCCGACCTGGACATTCACGGAACCTCCCAGCCGCTGAAGCGCGGCCAGGATCTGCGCATCGTAGGACTGAGTCGCCGGCAGGTTCTCCAGGCTGGAGATGACGAACTGCCGCAGAGCCTGGAAGTTGGTGCCGGAGGCATCCATCGCCCGGCTGGCGGCCAGCAGCGTGTCCGCCGTCTGGGTGATGCGGGCCAGGGCATCGGTATCGCCACCGCGTGCCAGCGCCAGATCCCGCCCGAAGGCACTCTGCGCCTCTACGAGGCGATCGGTCGGCGACGCGCCACCGCTTGCACCAGCGCGCAGACCATCCAGATAGGCCCGAATGGAACCGCCGGTGCGCAGCAGCGCATCCCGTGCCTGGTCGGCATAGCGTTCAATGATCGCCGCGCGTTCGGCCGCCTGGGTCTCCTCGAGTTCGACGAGCAGGCGGGACTTCTCGGCCGCGGCGATGGCCAGCGCCTCCAGCTGCTCGGTGAAAGCGCGCGTCTCCTGCCGGGCGGCCTCGGTCTGCCGGGCCAGGTCGGCGGCCTCGGAATTGCCCTCCGCGGTGAGGCGACGGATCACCAGTGCCACCTCGCCCTGGCGCAGCGTCTCGGCGCGCTGGGCTTCCAGGGCGGCGATTTGCCGGGCCCGCTCTGTGTTGAGCTTGTCCTCGGCCAGCCCATACTGCCGGGCGGTCTCAATAGCCTTGTCGAAGGCGGCGTTGATGGCCTCGACCTGCTGGGTGAAGGCCGGCAGCGGCGCGGTGCCCAGCTTGTCGATCTCGGCCTGGGCGGCGAGGAAGCCGTCGACCCATTGCGCCAGCTTGTCCACGCCGGAGAAGGTCTTGCCCTGCAGCGAGCGGGAGAGGTCGGCATTGTCCCGCGAGGCGAAGCGCAGCCGCGTATAGGCTTCTTCGACCGAGCCCGCATCGGCCCAGGAATAGTCGGGGCCCTTCTTGGTGCCGCCGATGATGCTGACGCCACCCACCTGCAGGCCCCGCTGCGCCAGGTAGGCATTGGTGGCGGCGACGACCTGCTCGGCCTGGGCGAAGACCGCCTTGCCGCTGTCGTTGTAGTAGCGGTAGTCGATCGGCAGCAGCTGGTCCGCCATGGCGTTCGACGGCGCCGGATCCGGCCCCCAGCCGGCGCTCTGCAACCGCAAGCCATAGCCACGCACGCTCTCGCCCGGCCCGAACAGACCGCCGAGGCCACCGCCAGCGGTCCCACCGAGGATACCACCCAACAGCGTGCCGATACCGGGAATGATGCTGCCTAGCGCAGCACCCGCGGCGGCGCCGATGCCGGAGCCGACCATGCCGCCGGTCTGGTTGCCGCCGAGCAAGCTGTTGAGCAGCATACCGGCCCCGAAGCCTGCCCCGGCTCCACCCAGCAGCGACCCGAAGGTGGCCCCGGTGCCGCCGAACAGCCCACCGCCCCCGAAGGCCTGCAATTGGGCAAGCGACGCCGGGCCATAGGCGCCGCCCATCGCACCGAGGGCTGCACTGGTCGAGGTCCCCCAACCGGTGATGGCAGTCGCCCCCAGCAGTCCGCCGGCACCGGTCAGGCCGAGGCCGGAGCCGATGCTGGAGAGCAGGCCACCGGGACCGGTCAGCCCCAGCGTCTCGCCCAGGTTGCCCAAGCCAAGCAGGCTCAGCAGCGAGCTGCCGCCCGACGCCACGCCTCCTGCGCCACCGATCCCACTCCCGCCAAAGACGCCCTGCACGATCGGCGTGACGATTGGCCGGATCACCGCCTCGGCGGCGATACGGGCAAAGGTCGACACCGCCAGCCGGTACAGGTCATCCATCAACCCGGCCCAACCGCGGCCGGTGCGGGAGAACAGGTCGGCGAAGCGATCGCCGGCATAGCGCACCACGTCGTCGGTGGCGGATCTGACCTGCTGCTCCTGCTCGCGCCGGGCGTCGTCGAGCTTCTTCTGGCCGTCCTGGGCGGACTTTACCGCGGCACGCTGCGCCTCGATCTGCCGCACCGTCTTCTCAATGGCCTCGGCCTCGCGCTGCTGGGCGACGGTGCGCTTCTCGATCGGTGGGATGCCGGCCTCGCGCAACTGGCGCTCGATCTCCAGCTCCGTGTTGAGGGCCTGGATGGCCTCGCTGCCCTGGCGTTGTGCGTCGGCCAGGCGGGTCTGCCGGTCGAGTTCAATGGCCAGGGCCTCGGAGACCTTGCCGACCTTGGCCGCCTGCTCGTCGGCCAGCTTGGTGGCCTTCTGTCCCTCCTCGTTGGCCTTGGCCAGCTTGTCCTGGTACTCGCGCAGTGCATCGGCCCGCGCCTGGGTGGCATTGAACTCCGCCCCGCCCGGCAGGGTCGTAACCCCGGCCGCCTCGGCCCGGGCGATCTTCTGCAGCTGCTCCTGGTAGTCCCGCGTCGCCTTGAGCTTCTTGTCGTTGGCCTCGACGACCTCCCGCACCTCCTGCGCGGCCCGGACACGGGCGGCATCGGCGGTCTTGGCCTGGGCGGTGACGAAGTCGCCGAAGCGCTCGCGTTGACCCTCGCGCTCGATCTCGGCCAGACGTTCATTGGCAGTGCGATACTCGCTCTCTGCCTGGCGCAACGCCGATTGCCGCGCCGTCGCGGCGGCCTGGAGTTGTGCCCGCTGGACCGGGGAATAGCCACGCGCCGGGTCCGAGCCGTCGTCCATCGCCGGCGCCGCGCGCAGCCCCTCCAGGCGAGCACGGGTGCGGGCGACGTCATTCTCTGCGGCCTGGCGATCGGTGGGGGCTACGTAGCGTTGCACCGCGTTGACGGCAGCGGCGGCTTCCATGGCTGCCTTGGCGATCGCCTGGGACAGGCCGAGTGCCTTGTCGAGCTGGCTGGCGAAGTTGTCCATCGCCGCGCCAAGCACGCCGAAGGCGCGGCCCATGGTCGGCGGCAGCTTGTCGAACTCGGCTGCCAGCTTCTCCCCGGCGGCGATCAACGCCGGCAGGACGCGATCGGCGGTGAGCTTGCCCTCGCTGCCCATCTGGCGCAGCTGGCCGATGCCGACGCCCAGCTCCTTGGCCAGCGCCTGCGCCAGTTGCGGCATGTTCTCCAGCAGAGAGCGGAGTTCGTCGCCCTGCAGCACACCGGATGCCAGGGCCTGAGCCAACTGCTGCGTGGCGGCGCCAGTCTCCTCGGCCGAGGCCCCGGCGACGATGCCGGCCTTTTGCAGGCCGCCGACCAGCTTGAGCACCTGGTCGTTGGTGGCGCCGACTTCCTTGGCGGCGACCGCGAAGCGGGCAAAGGCACCAGCACTGTCGGCGACCGCGATGCCGGTCTGCTGCGACAGGCGGAACAGCCCCTCGAAGGCGCGCTCAGCGGCAGAGGCGGAGCCGGTGGCACTGGCCAGGCGGGCCAGCACCGCGGTGGCGGTATCGCCGGCCTTGGCGATCTGCACCCCGGCGGCGACGGCCGCGGCGCCCATGGCAACGATACCGGCGGTCAACCCACCGGCTGCCACGGACACCCCGGCGAAGGTGCTGCCCACGGTGCCGAGGCTGCCGCCCATGCCCTGGAAGGCACGGGTGGCGACATCGGAGGCGCCGGCCAGGCGTTGCAGTCCGGGGGATGCGGCGAGGGATGCCAACTCGACGCGGCGCAGTGCGGCCTCACCGGCGGTGCCGAACTGCTCGAGTTCCCGGCGGGCACGGTCCGCCCCCTCGGTGGAGACGCGGATGCCGACGGTGCGGGCGACGCTGCCACTCATCGAGACGCCCCCCGACCTCGGAGTTCCAGGATGGTGTTACGGGCCAGCAGCCCCGGCACGCGCCGGCGCACACCGACCACATCCAAGCGCTTGCGCAGGGTCACGCGCTTGAGCAGCAGGAACATCGGCACGAAGCCCTGGGCCAGGACGTCCTGTCGGCGCTGTGCCTGGCCCTTGCGGTGGCCGGTCAGCACCTCGGTGCCGCTGCCGACGAAGAGCCGTAGCCGGTTGCGGGTGCGGCGTGAGGTGCCGGTGGCAGCCGCCACCCGCAGGCACCAGAGTGCGGTGCCGGGCCGCGATCGGCTGGGCAGCACGAAGGCCTCGCCACGCCGCCCGGCCTGGATCATCTGCGCCGGGGTGATGCGCAATCCGCCACGCCGGCCC